GGCATTAAAAGAAAATATTGATTTGATACAACTATACGACCTATTAAAAAGAATAGCTAATGGAATATAGAATCAATGGATTTGAACAAATAAAGGCGTTTTATAGATTAGTCTTTAATAATGAATATCCTTTTAAACCCCATCATATTTCATTGTATTTATTCCTGATTAATCAAAATAATAGGTCTAATTGGATGGAATGGTTTAAATGTCCTTATGACTTAGCGATGAATGGAGCTTGTATAAATAGCCGAGAAACTTATTATCGTTGTTTACATGAATTACAAGATTGGAAATTAATTGAATATAAACCTGGTATAAATAATTGGAAAGCTCCTTTAGTTAAGTTAGTAGTGTTGTCTAAAAATGGACAGGTAAACGGACAGGTAAACGGACAAGTAGACGTACCAGTACCAGAACAAGCTCCCATACAACTACCCGAACAAGTAGTACGACAAGCAGTCGAACAAGTAGTCGGACAACTACCAGAACATATATATAAACAATTAACCAATAACCTTAAACCAATAACCGATAACTTAAAATCAGTTTTGGAATTTTTACAAAATTCAAAATCAACTAAAGCATGTTTATTTAAAAATTCAGAGTATTCAAATTTTGAGTTATTCAAAAGTAAATTCATTGGAACTGAATTTGAATGTGCGGACTTAAAGCATTACTATGATTCTTTTATGGATTGGTCTAATTCAAAAGGTAAATTATCTAAAGATTGGATTGCCTCTGTCAGAAATGGAATGAGAAAAGATAAAGGCGAAGGTAAATTGAGATTATTGCAAATAAAAACACAACTAACGAGATGAAAATTTTATCCCTCAATACTAAGATCATTTATGACTTTGACTTTTCAGGCAAGGGATATATAAAATGCCCCGAATGTCAAGAGGACCGCAAAAAGAAAAACACCAAGCCTTTTCGCGTGAATAAAGAAAAAAACGGCGGGTATTGTTATCATTGTGAATGTTCATTCGTTGAATATAAGCCTTTTAAAACTGAAAAAGCCTTCGCAATCCCAGAATGGAAAAACATTACTTCGCTAACTGATAAAGTTGTAAAATATTTCACCGGCCGAATGATAAGCCAGGATACTTTGGTTAAAATGAAAGTCTATTCTGATTGTCAATTTATGCCTCAGTTTAATAAATCAGTTGAAGTGATATGCTTCCCTTACTTCTTTAGCGAACGATTGGTGAATATCAAATATCGCGGTCCTGAAAAATCCTTTAGTTTGGTTAAAGATGCTGAACTTGTATTTTATAATCTGAATTGCGTTTCAAATTTTGGTACTATCATAATAGTCGAGGGAGAAATTGATTGTTTAAGCATGATTGAATGCGGGTTTGAAAATTGTATATCAGTTCCAAACGGAGCTGCAGCAAAGGATATGCCTTTTATTGATAACTATATTGAACTTTTCCAGGATAAAAAAATCATCATAGCAGTTGATAATGACTTAAGAGGATTAGAATTAAAATCTGAATTAATTCGTCGTTTTGGGTCCGAAAATTGCTTAACTATAAACTTCGAGGATTGCAAAGATGCTAACGAAGTCCTATGTGAAAAGGGCGGACCTGAGTTAAAAAGGATTATTAATGAAGCCAAAGAAATACCTGTTTCTGGTATTATAGACATTGATAGTCAATACGATGAAATTTATAATTTATTCCTTCATGGATTAGAAAAGGGTAAAACTTTGGGCATTTCAGAAATTGACGAGCTGATTACCTGGGAACTTTCGAGACTTGCTATTTGGACCGGGATACCCTCTCATGGTAAAAGTTCAATTGTAGACCTTATAAATGTTTTGTTAAATATTCGTTACGGTTGGAAAGTGGCTTATTTCAGTCCAGAAAGTTATCCTATGAAATTTCATTTTGCACGGCTTTATTCATTGATTTCCGGGCGTGCTTTTAAAGCTTTTGGTAAGCCAGACGAAAACGAATATGAAAAAGTTTATAATCATATTAATGAAAACTTTTCATTCATCTATCCTGAAGATAATTTTAAAGTAGAAACCATACTTGAAAAGGCTAAATTTTTAGTTAAGAAAAGAGGTATAAACATACTTACCATTGACCCTTGGAATAATCTTGAGCACACAAAAAACAAAGGCGAATCCGATACTGATTACACAGGCCGGGTACTTTATGAACTAACAAAATTTGGAAAGAAAAATAATTGCTTGGTACATCTTATAGCGCATCCAACAAAGATGAAAAAACAGGTTAATGGGCTTTATGAAGTACCAAATATGTATGATATAAACGGGTCTGCTAATTTTTACAATCGTGCTGATTATGGAATAAGTATCTATAGGTATTTTGGCGAAGATCCAAAAATAGATTTTAATGTTCTCAAGGTAAAATGGAAACATTTGGGCGAAGGTGGGACTGCGCAATTTCGATATAATACTATTAACGGTAGATTAGTTGATATAATTCAGGCTGATTCTGGATTTTTAGATAATTCAAATCTATTAGAACCAGTTAAACAACAGACTTTAAACTTCGACATTAATCAACGAATTGAAACTAATACAAATTTCGAATATGAACAAAGAGATTCAAAAGATTTGCCTTTCTGAGCAAGGTCAAAAACTCGAACAATTTATCCTAACGATGCCCTTAAACCAATATTTTAACACTAAAGGCGATGAAGAAACAATTCGCATAATCTGTGAATGGATTGACCTCGACTGTATGTGGCCGTCCTATTACCTCGAATTCAACTTCGACAAGAGTAAATTTAAAAAGAAAGAATATAAAGTAAACGGAATTAAAGAATTAAAAAGATGTTAATACACGATCATTTTCAGAATTTTAAAGTTTATCAAATTCCAAAAGCTCAATTGATAATAGCTGATATTCCTTATAATGTGGGTATTAATGCTTATGCCTCAAATCCTTCCTGGTATAAAGACGGCGATAATAAAAACGGAGAAAGCGAATTGGCCGGGAAAGAATTTTTTGATACCGATAAGGATTTTAGGCCGGCTGAATTTATGCACTTTTGCTCGACTATGTTAAAAAAAGAACCAAAAGAAAAAGGCCAAGCCCCCGCAATGCTAGTATTTTGCGAATATGAACAACAATTCTATTTGATAGAACTAGCTAAAAAATACGGTTTACCCAATTACATAAATCTTGTTTTCCGCAAAAACTTTTCGGCTCAGGTTTTAAAAGCAAATATGAAAATTGTTGGCAATTGTGAATATGGCTTGGTTTTTTACCGTGATAAGCTTCCAAAATTCAATAATAACGGCAAAATGGTATTTAATTGTATCGATGTGCCGCGCGACACAAAGAATGAAAAAATACATCCTACACAAAAATCCGTTGAATTACTTGAAAGGCTGATTGAAATATTTACCGATCCTGGCGATGTTATAATCGATCCGGTTGCCGGTAGTGGATCAACATTAATTGCAGCCGAAAACAAAGGCCGTAAGGCTTACGGATTCGAAATTAAAATGAACTTCTTTAAGGCTGCTACAAATTGGATTGAGCAAAATCAACTTATAAAAAAGGAAATTAAAGAATTAGGATACGCAAAAACTGAATTAAATAAAACTCACTTAACTCTATTTTAAAATGAAAACCGAACAAATCAAATTAATCGTAACAGCCAATATCCAATATACGGATGGCAACCGTGGAAAAGCTATTGAACTGGCAAAGTATTGTACTAGAGCCTATACTCAATCTGGTATGGATTACGGGGCGAAAGTGGATAAAGTCGAGTTAATGAAAGACATAATTGATCTTGATTTATTAAATAAATACTCTCTATTCCTAGAAAAACAAGGTTACATGGATACAGATTGGAGGGCCGAAGAACCTTTCGCAATTGACGAATTCATGAAAAGCTTGAAGAAATGAAACATTACTGGACTGGAATAACAGCGACACCCTGGCATGTAACTTATTGTAAAAGATATACAGATAAAATAAGCCAATTAACTGAGAATATTGATGAAGTGACCTGTAAGGATTGCTTACGAAGGTTAAAAAGTTTGAAAGGAGAAAAGAAATGACACTATTTGAAAAGAAACAAGAAATAATTTGCTTGAATCAAAGCAAAGACGGATTAAGCACGAATGAATTAACGGAATTGCTTAATGAATATCGAATACTAGCAGTTGAACAATTTTTAATAACCCCTAAATTCTGGACTTTAATAGGTCGGTATATCCTCAGGATTTTAGGATTGCCATTTTTTAGCGCAATAGCCTTAATCTACTGTATTATTCAGTTTTTTGTATTTGTTATTAATTTCATTCGCTGGGGTGGTCAATCAATCGCATATACAAGGCATGTAAATTATAAGACTATTGCGGATGTCTATTTGAAGGTTGAAGAACTTGTAAATAAAAAGAAAACAAATGAACCATATCTCCAAAACCAATAAAGTCCGTCTTTCTACCGGCGAAAAAATATCCCGGATGGAATTCAATAAAAGGATTCATGACGCGAAAGAATTGAAGTTATCACAGCAATTGAATGAGCATGGTTTAAATTTTTGCCAAGATTGTGCAAATGATAATGAATCTCTATTTAAACTCTTGATTGATGGACAAAAGTTTATTAATGATTTAGAATATAGAATATTAGAGTGTTCTCATGAAATCTCAGTCAAAGAATGCGTTGAATCGGGTCGGGCGGAATTAGCCTATGATTTGAATAACATGAGAATACGATGTCATTATCATCATAAAATAAAGGATGAGTTAAACTTAAAATTCAAACAATATGAAAACACTAGCGATTGATCCAGGTAATATTGAATCAGCTTTTGTAATTTGGGATGGAGAAATAATCTATTCGAAAGGAAAATTAAAGAATGAAGATTTATTAAGCACTAACCTTGCTACGAAGAAGGGCTATTGCACACAACGTTTGATAATATGGAATGGCTGGGATTCGGAGCTACTAACTTATCCCACGCCACAAAACTAATAGGTAGCAAGCTGGCTAAAAAGTCCGATAACACCCAGCTATTTTATATTATGTGTTAGCGGTTGTTAAATTATGCAGTACAAAAAAGACGAAAATACAATTTGGGAAGATACTGGTAAAATTAAAGTACATAACTATCCAGCATCTTCAAGAAGTACATATTCATATATAACTCGAACTTATCGTGAAATAAAGAAGGATGCTTTTGGGTGGAAAGAAGTTGATGGAGAGCCAATTTATTTCCATGATATGACAACTGAACAGGTTACATTAGCGATGATTATGGGACAGGCTGAAAACGCATTAAATAATATTTGCAAGCGTGAGAAGTTTCTTGTTCCTATTAATAACCGCTAACGGTTGGCTGTATGATTAGTGCGCCAACCAAATTAGCAGAAATATTGATACGAGTTACAAACTTTAAAATACCGAGCGATGGAAAATTTTGATTATGAACAAATGGAAATGCCAACACCTTGCGAGCATTGCGGTGAGATATTTGACCTTAATGACGGGTATGGCTCTGAAAAATGGCACAAGAACGTTGTAATATGCGAAAAGTGTTATAGGGAAGAAGAAGCCGAAATAGAAGAAGATGAGCGCTGGGAGGAGATAAACATTGAAATTAGCAATGCTATCTACCACCTTAAAGAAGAGGGCGCGTGGGCAAAACTTACGGACGAGAACCGCGCATTAATTATACAGCATGTTAGCGGTTCGTTGCCTGATAAACACCCAGACACTGAAGCTGACGGCTATGTATTTTGCGGCAAATGTGGAAAGATGAAATAAGCTTTCGGCAATGACCGCTAACTCTTTTATATATACACTTCAAAATTTTGCACTAAAATGGAAAGTCAAGAAAGAATCAAACTTTTAAAGTGAATGAATTATGAGGAACGACAGGGAATACCAAATTTGTAAAGCAATTTCAACATATTTAAAATTTCAGTATCCAAATGTTATTTTTCATTTTGATTATGCTGGGCTACATTTAACCAAGGCTCAAGCCGGGAAAATGAAGGAAATACAAGGTGGAAAGGGATGGCCGGATTTGTTTATTGCAGAGCCAAAGCATAATTATCATGGTTTGTTTTTGGAAATCAAAAAAGAAAATGAGCGACTTTATAAAAAGATTAGCCGAATTCCAATAACCGAGCATATTCAATATCAAATTAATCAAATTATTACGCTTAACAAAAAAAATTATTGTGCTTGTTTTGCAATTGGATTTGATGAGGCAAAAAAAATTATTGATGGATATTTAGGTTAATACCTAGCCTATTTTAACGTCAAATAATCAAATTTAAAAGAACAACCCCTTAAACAAGGATAAGTATCAAAAACGAAAAATAATTGATTTAAACGCTTAAAAACGCAAAATATGAAATTTGAAGATTTGAAATTTTGTGAGGAGTTTGAAAAGAAATATAAATCGTTAGAACTTTTATTATTGATAAAAGACAATCTAACAGAGAAAGGACGAAAGGAATATTTTGAGTTAAAAACCTATATTCTCAACAATCTGGACAAATATATGGAATTAACCAACTAAGTCAAATAAAATCAACATAATGATATTAAATCATAACTAATTGATTAATAACTTAAGTCTAAAAAATATGGATATACTAAACGAATCACAATCTATCATTGAATTTTTAAGAAAGAATTCAGATATTTTAAAAATCAATGGAATTGCTAAGCGTGCTGAAGTTCCTAGTTCAAGAATCTGGAACATGTTGTCGAATAGACAAATAAATCTATGTATAAAGGACGTAGCAAAACTTATTTCGGTATTATCTCCATTGGGGTATATCCCAGTTGATGAAAAAAACGGGGGTATTAATAGAATCATCAAAAAGGTTTCCGAGATAACCAAGGTGCCGGTTTCAAAAATAACCAATTGCGCACAAGATCGTGAAGTCATAAGGGCCCGTGAATATATTGTTTTAGTAAATGAAAAAATTACTAAACTTAATTCTACGCTTTTAGGTAAAGAATTGGGTGGCAGGGATCACGCAACAATATTATCGAACAAGAAAAGAGCAAACGGTTATCTCGAAGCAAAGGATAAATATTTTCTTGAATATTGGCCTGAAATAAAACGTCAACTACAAATAAATTAATGTATTATATTGACGAAATAGAAAAGAGAATTAAAGGATAAGAATTATTGATAATTAAGTATTGAAATACCGAAATAAAAGAGTATATTTGCAAAATAAAATAGTAAAATGAATTGTGAAAAACGTAAAACCGATAAAAGTTCATGCCTTCTTAAAGGGAGGGAAAAGAGTAATTAACAAAGACGATGCTAATTTCGTTAAATTAATGACTCAGGATGGATATTTGACTTTACGTAAGGACTTAGTAAAAGAATGGGATAAACTTCCACAAAACGCATAAGTATGGCAAAGCACAAATATATTGAAACGCCTGAAAAAATGTGGGAATTATTCGAAGCTTATCGAAATGAGATAAAAGGTAATCCTATTGAGATCGTCGAACAAAAAAAGGGTACGTTAGTTATTCCGAAAAGTTTTGAAGGGAATATAAGTGAGCTTTTTCAATCAACAATAAATTTACCCCAGCAACGGCCTTTAACTATGGAAGGTTTTCTTAATTACTTAGACGATAATGATATAATTTCAGATGCAACGGATTATTTTGAAAATAAAAACAATAGTTATGAAAAATATCTCCGTATCTGTAAACGCATAAAGAGAGTTATAAGGCAAGACCAAATAGAAGGTGGTATGGCTGGCATTTATAACCCTTCAATTACTCAGCGTTTAAACGGACTCACAGAAAAAACCGACATTATGTCCGGTGGTCAACCTCTCCAAAGGACCATTATAAAGTGGGGTGATACAACATTAGAAGTATGATCTATGAGTTTACTCCTAAACAATTAGAGGCTTTCGAGGCCTTACAATCAGAAAAATATAATTTTATTCTATATGGTGGCGCAATCCGAGGCGGAAAATCCGTTTGGGGTTTGTGTTCGTTAATTGTGTTATGTGAAATATTCCCAGGTTCCAGATGGTGTGTAGTTAGAGAAAATACAGACCGTTTAAGAACAACCACAATACCTTCGTTTCTTAAAATAAGCCCAAAAGGTAAATTAAGACAAAATCCTTATGAATATTATCATTGGAATGGATCTACAATTCTTTTTAAAGGTGAAAACATTCAAAAAGACCCTGATTTAGATTCATTCAAAGGCTTAGAAGTGAATGGATTTCTATTTGAGGAAATAAACGAATGTCAAAAGGTTACTTTATATAAAGGATTTGAGAGGGCCGGATCATGGATTATTCCAAATGCAAAAGTAAGGCCAAATCCTATTATACTTGCAACGTGTAATCCTACGAACGGTTGGGTTAAAGATTTGATTTATATTCCTTGGAGAAAAGGGGAATTACCGGATAAGTGGATTTATATACCTGCTTTGATAACTGATAATCCACATATTCCACCCGAATATATTGAGAACTTAAAAAACTTGCCACGTTATGAATATGAAGTTTTTGTGGAAGGCAGTTGGGATGTTCAATTAAAAACCGGAGGTGAATTCTTAAAGGGATTTGAACCTGAAACACATATTAGACCATTAAAGTATGATCCTGATTCAATTATTCATATCTCAATAGATTCAAACGTCGATCCTTATATTGCTGTGACTTGCTGGCAGCTTATAAAAGTGAATGATATTTGGGAAATAAGACAAATTCATGAACTTCCTGCAAGTGATCCATATAATACAGCCCGTAAAGCAGGGGATCAAGTTGGGTGGTGGCTTAGGCAAATAGGTTATAATCAACGGGTGTTTATGAACGGCGACCGATCAACGAAAAATCGCAATAATATTGATGATGACAAACGTTCTTTTTATCAAATATTTGTTGATTCAATTAAAAGGCAGGGATTTGCAATTGAAGATAAGTTTTTGGACCATGCCCCTTCAGTATCACTCATAGGCGACTTTGTGAATGCAATATTTGATGGTACACTTAAATTTGCAAAGATTATAATTAACGAAAGTTGCAAGAAATCTATTAATGATTATATTGAAACTAAACAGGATAAGGACGGAAGTATACTTAAAAAGTTAGTTGTAAATCCAAAGACTAAAGTTAGTTACCAGGAGCACGGACACCTCACGGACACATTAAAGGATTTTATTGTACAGGCTTTTTATGAAGAGTTTACGCAGTTTGTAGAGAGGTTTAAAAAGCTTAAACCCGGCGGGACCAAAATCATCCCTCAAAGATCAAAGATTACGTTTTAAGAAAGCTTGTGAATATCGTTTTTGTTTTTCAATCTTATTTATTCTGCTTACAATAACTTTATCAGAAATATATAAATCAGTTTTGCGCAAATAACTTGTAATTGTATGATAATTAAATCCTGACACTTTTGATAATGCCTTTATTCCGGTTGCTGCAAAACTTAATTTTGTATCTAAATCTATCAGTATATACATTGTACTTGTCAAGATGGATGTATTTTACATGACATACAAATGTATGCAATTTAACTAACTTTTACAACCTATTTTTGTATAAAGTTTTAACAATGGCAATTACCAAAGATCAGCTTACGCAGCTTAATTTTGGGTATCTTACAGGGCAAGACTTAGTACAGTTTTGTCCGACTCAGCTTCTTACCTCAATATACGAAAAATATCCTGCTCTTTTGCAAGCTGGCGTAGATATGGCCTTAGATGAACTCAAGGGTGCTTTGTGTAATCGTTACGATATTGATTCGGAAATTTACAACGCAAATCAATCATTTAAAAATCAAACAGGCGAAATAACTATTTCGATTGCAGCCGGGACCTACGTAAGCCGAATTTATTTCAATTGGATAGACCAGCTTCAAATAATCTTGCAAGATGCTGCAAACAACGGTATGCAAATGCCAAGAGATAATTCTCCGACTATTACAATCGGTACAACATTAGACGGCGAAGAAATAATGCCTTCTCAGCAAATCAATGAAGGATCGGTTATATGGATTAATAAAATATTCACATCAGCAACGACTTTATATTTAAACATCGTAGGAGGTAATGTCGATATTGATTTATCGGCCAACAGTGGAGTTATTACTCCGCCTATAACTGTTGTTGAGTTACTCAACCAAACAGGTGCTTTTACTTTAGTCTTACCGGCTAATACTTATGTTTATCAAATATTTGCCAACATTCTTTTAAGTACGCCTTCGATAAAGATAGGCACAACAGCCGGGGCAAATGATGTGGCACATTTAACCCTTGTTGCTAATGCTACTTTAACACTTTTAACTCAATATTTTACCAATGCAACAACTTTGTATTTTACCGTTACAAGTGGGTCTGTGAATTTAAGACTAGACGAAGGCTTAAACTTTGTCGCCCCAACTCCGATTGTCTCAACAAGCAAACGAGATAACTATTTTGTTAAAGTGGCTGCTTTATATTCAATCAGAAATATTCTTGGTTCAACGGCTGCGGACAATAAAAAACTCTTATCTGATTTCGAATGGGCAATGACGCAGGTCGATTTAGTTTTAGACCGACTTAGAAGTTTTAAAATAAGAACAGCGCCTTCTCCTTTAAGAAGTAGTAACGAATTAGTTAAATCATCATTTAGAACACTAGGATAAATGCCAGCATCACAAGCACGGAAAGCAGCAAGAGCACATTTACAAGCTGAATGGCAAGCAAAATTAGCCATCGGAGGCGGAGGCTATGGACAAGGCAATAAAGTTTCAAAGCCTGCTACGGGTACTCAACCCGGAGTTAATCCGTTTATTATTCCTAAGCAATCTGGTCTTAACTACACAACCCAGATGTTCCCAAACAACTATTATGTTGAATGGGATTTATCATCTTGGAGGGCAGCTTGCGACCAAGCTATTAAAATGGGATTTCCGGTTAGTTACGCTGCTTTAACGAGTTGGGTTTACGAGTGTAGCCCTTTCGTGCAATCTTTATTCAATGCTTTAGGCTATGGATTAACTGAGATTCCTGTTTATGTAACAGATATGAAGGGTAATAAGATGACCGATATCACAACAGAAGTTTGTGATAAAAAATGGTTCATGGAATTACGTAAGGAGATTTTATTCTCAAGATTTTGGGGGTTTACCGGAATAAACTTCGATCCAATAAATAATAAGGTTTACAAATATCCAATGCAACAGATTGACCCTATCAATAGACTTTTAAGGCAATCAACGTATAATTTTTCCGATGGTATAGACTTTTTTAAAACACCCAATCTTTTATTTGTTCAGCCTTCGACTAATTATGAAGAGTTTCTCGGATGGATGCAGCCTATAACCAGGATGTTTATTCAGCAAAATATGAATTCAATGAACTGGATTCAGGCTGGAAGAAGATTAGCGTTTCCACTTCTTTCCGTTCAATACCCTGCAAGCGATAACGCTATTGATTCTGTAAATAATCTTATAAATGATTATCGGGCTGAGGCTGAAAATTATGTTGCTAATCTTGATCCTTCTAAAGCCCTTATTACGCCTTACGTTATTGATCAAAATGGAAAAGTTCAGAGTGCGTTAGTTATTGATTCAAAAGACACTACCGCAAAAGCCGGGATGCATAAAATTTATCAGGAATTCAATTCAGACGGTAAAAATGAAGTAAGAGAAATGATCCTCGGTGGAACCTTAACCGGGAATATTGGAGAATCTGGTGGATCTTACAATGCTGCCAAAGTCCACATGGGTAAACTTACTACTGTTATTACTGCATTAAATAATGAGGTGCTTTCAGTGTTTAATGATGAATCAGATTTTGCCCATAAATTACCTTTGTTTTATAAGGGATTTCCGAAAGAGTTTAAGTTTGACATTAATAGGACTAAGGAATTTGACATAACCGAAATCGAAAAACTTTCAAAGGCTGCTAGTGAAAATAAATTACAACTGACTACTAAATTTTTTATCAAATATGGATTAGATGAAGAAGATATTCAAGAGGCTCCTAATCCTGCGCCAACAGGAGGTAGTTTTGACGATGACGATACCGAAATGTCCGTTCAAATCGCCAAGCCTAAACGGTCTGTATTCGATACATTAAAAAAAAAAGAACTATACTGATTGGTAGAGAATACGTTCATTTAAAAGTTAAGCCCAAACAAATAATAGCTCAACCTCTCAAGGTAAACAAAATAGAATTTGTTTATCGTAACCCGGCTAAAACCGTTATAGATAAGGATATGTATAAGGCTTATAATCATGCCTTTTATAGTGAACTCATAAATAATACTTCAATTAAGACAACTTACGAAGCCTTCGGGGACACAGCTTGGCATGAGCGATATATGCTTAATGCTTATCAATTTTCAGCCGCCAAAGATTTAAGCGAAACCAAAGCTTTGCAAGAATTAGTTTTTCAATCAGAGGGATTTAAGGATTTCAAAGAAAAAGCAAGCGAGATAAGCGATATATTTAATGATCAGTGGCTCCGGGTTGAGATGGATGTCTGCAAGCGTAATACTGTTATGGCCGAATCATTTAGAAAAATAGAAGAAACGAAGGATTTATATCCTTACTGGATTTATAAAACGGAAAATGATGATAGGGTAAGGGATGAACATGCTGCTTTAGAAGGTATCGTTTTTAGGGTTGGCGATCCTGAAGGAGATAATGTCTATCCTCAAAATGATTGGAATTGTAGATGTCATGGTGAACCTGTTGACGATCAATATTTGAAAGAAGAAAATAAACAAGTTTCAAAAGGAGAAGATTATCTTAATGAAAAAGATCCAGAATCAGGGAAGCCCTATGTTAATGAAAATTTTAGATTTAATCAATTTCATCAAGGCGCAATGCCAAATAATAGCAGTTATTCAGAAGTTTTAAGTAGTGCGAATAAAGGGAATGCCGAATTATTTGATATGCCTGCAATTCCCGAATTAGGTAAAATGGAGGAATTGTTAACTACTCCAATAGACATGAGTAAAATCAACAATTATGAGCTATATGATATTGACGGAGACGTAGGAAAATCAAGGAAAGGAATATCACTTTTTAATAGGATTTCTAATAAAGATTTTGTATCTTTAGGTGGAGATACTCCTGATTCTGACCTAATTATAAAGAAAATTGAAACAGGAACAATGTCTCAAAATGACCTTCGTATTGCTATTAAAACAGATAAATACGAAAGTCTTGTAACAGTTTCTAAATATGGCAATAACTTAAGTTTTGACATTGACCATGTTGATGTTTTTGAAACAGGATCAGGATTAGGCGCTAAAATGTTTGCTAATATGTTGGACGCTGCTGAAAAAAATGGGTTTGAGAATATAGAATTAAGGGCAGCGAAAGGAATCCATGACGGCAAAACTTATAACGGGTATTATACTTGGGCTCGTTTTGGGTTTGAGTTAAGAAATGATCAACAAAAAGTCTATTTTCTTAACCTGGTAAAGACAAAAGGAGAAACAGCAACCATAAGGAATGCTAAAACGCTTCAAGAGTTAATGAGAACTAAAGAAGGCCAGATATTTTGGAAAGAAAACGGGTTTGATTACCTGGGTTCTTTTAACATAAAGAAAGACAAAAATTACTTTTTAGACTATTATAACCATAAATTTAAATAAATGGATATTCCGACTTTTGAAGAAAATAATCATCTTTGGATTGAGGAAGGGTATAAACGAAGTAAAGAATTAGGGGATGCTCGAAAAAAGGATATTGAGCAAAAAAAAGTCCCTGAAATACCCCTTGAGGAGGTAGAATAGACAAGACTTTAAAGAGGCTATATCCCTTTATACGCTTGTGGATAAAACTTTATGCACAAATGCCCATGAAGGTAAAAAATAACACCTTCTCCAGAAGCATAAGTATTTGATTGCTAATAATATATAAAACAAGGGTAAAAATGATTTTATTAAATACATCAAAAATACTTAACATATTGATTATCAGCATCTCTAGTTTAGGAATAAATTATATAAGTTACGTAACTTTATGAAGGGATTAAATGATACTAAACCAAAGATGCAGGAATTGCTTGTCTTGGTTGACGAATGGCAAAGAACATATCATTTCGACAAGGGAATTATAGTTTTTCAGAACAAAGAAAATTTAACTAACATCCGATTCAACAACAATAGTTTTCACGAAATAGCAAAGCATACCAGGGGGGTTGAAAATTTACCTGAAGCTTTGATGCGGCCCGACGAGATTTGGAGCTATTGGGATGATCCAAAGAAACAATTAAGCGTAAGACGTAATTACATATTGTTAGGAAGTAATGGCAACTATGTTGTTAAAACTAAGGATGGCATAGTAATAAATGCTATATTTGTAGTTGATAGTTTGATAGATAGATTCAGAAAAGGGCTTTTAATTATAAGATGAAAACAATAACTGATCTTTTACGCGACATAACGACCAAATATTCTGAAATGCAGAAGTTAAAACAGAATATGCCTCGTATTATTGGTGTTGAATCGGTTAAGGTATTAAAAGAGAACTTTAAAAAACAAGGTTACGATTCTGGCACAGGCTTTACAGCATGGAAGAAACGCAGCAAAGCAACTGATACGGCTTATGATTATAACAGAACTTCCAGCTACAGGACGCCAAAGCTTCACAAAAAATCAAAATACAAAAATCCCTATAAGGGATCGGTTGTTTCTTCAAAACGTCCTATCATGGTTCAAACTGGAAACACAAGGGACGCGCTTAATTTCCAAGCAAACGGGAATAAAACAATTATTGGGATATTTCCAAGAATTGTGATGATAGGAGGTAAATCTCATGATGCTTTTGCTCATGCTAAGATATTAAATGAAGGTGGGACGGGGACATGGGGAAGGCATTCTACTAAAATACCTAAGAGACAGTTTATGCCGCGCCCTCAAGATCCACCCAATCAGGCAATCTTAAATCAAGTAAAGAAGAAATATTTTTTTGAATTGGATAAATTTATGGCTGATTGGAAAAAATAAAATATTATGACAGAACTTGAAATACAAAAACGATTACGCAAACAAGATGTTTGGATTGATTGTAATCAATGCCAAGGAACAGGATATGTTTATAAATGTGAATGTTCAGAATGTAAGGGCACTGGTAAAGTAAGGAAACCTCAGCCTCACAGAAACTTTAAAAAAGTATTATTATGAAAGACGAGGAATTATTAAAAGATTTATTTAATACTTTGACTGACTTTAAAGAAAATGGAACATTTTTTATATCTGCAATTGAATTAGATATGTTCTATGATGGTGAGGAATTTGAAAAAAAATTAGATAAATTACTTGAAAGAATTAAAAAAGAAATATTATGAAAATTACCGGAGCTATCATAAACGCACTTATGAAGGAATTAAAATATTTATTCTTTGACCGTGAAGGAACTGTGATTCTTGACACTGAATTAAAAGACGATATGTCTTATAATTTTCCTTTGTGCATACTTGAAATTCCCGAAGCCGGAGAATCGGCAAGATTGCCAGGCAACGGCGTAACCCGTTTAGACTATGACTTTGCATTAAGAGTTTATAATTATGAACCAAACGCTTATAATGAAGATGACGATAGTTATTCAGTTACTCTTTTGGATATAATCGACATTGTACGAGTTCATTTTGAAAATGAAACATGGATAACTCAAGAGATGATAAATCTTACCACAAATTATGCGTTCAGGTTAACTTTTGGAGGCATAAACAGAGTTGAACCATTGCAGGATGAAGAAAAACTTATCATGGGATATAGATTAACATTTAACACAATAGCAGTTGACCAAGAGACAGATTCAACAACTGATATGACAGTAACAGCAGCAACAGAAACAGGAACGATAGTATTTAAAGATAATTAAAATATCATTCGTGAAATTTGGTCAAAAAGAATCATACTTTTAATTATCAATAAAACGATTGATAAAATAACAATAAAGATTAAAACTGAAAAGAATATATCTGGGTTAATTTTCATTGCATAAAATATCATCAGTTTTTACTCCAAAGAATTTAGCAAGTCTCTCAAGGGTTACAACTGTTTGTCCATTATGTTTGCCATCATATCGGCCTTTCTCTATGTGTTCTATTGTCCCCTTACTTACGTCAATCTCAAGGGCTAATCCGAATTGACTTAGTTTTTTACTCGTTCTTAATTCTCTAATCTTTTTACCGTTTATAGGCATATTAACTACGATTTAAACCTTGTGCTGGGGTTGAATAATAGGACATTCTCAATAAATCATTAATATTTATTTGCTTACCTTTTGCTTTAACACATTTATTATAATGGTTAATGTAAGTATTATCAACAACCATAAGGGATGTTTTAGTCTTAGGCACTACATGATAGCGTTTGCCTGTTAGCTTGTGAAGTCTGTTGGCCTTGCGTTTAGCGTACCAAAAGGAAATGTAGTTGTGAATTGTGTTGTACTCAAAAATGATCCAGGTTTTAAATTGTTTCATAAAAATTTGGTTTGACATACAAATGTATGCAATGAAATAGTTTAATGTATCATAATTTTGCTGTAATTATTAACAATAATTTGTTGATTAATAACAATACAGTATCATGCCATACCCAAATTTCCATTCAGCAAGGATTCGTGAACCGGAAGAATTCGAGCGTATTGTTGTTTTAGAAACTTTACCAAATGGAATTATGATTTATGGTGGACCTTTAAAAAGTGATCCAAAGGGACCAACAAAACCGCAGGCCTACAGATTTCCAAAAGATAAATTCACAGTTGAAGAAGCAAAATCTTGGCTTAAAGAACACAATATAAAATACATTTTATTTGAGCCTGCGAAAGACACAAAAGAGAGCATGGAAACATCTGAAACAGTTAATTTGCAAGCTTCAAAAGGTGGAAAAAGAATAATCTTTACGAATGAAGTTCCAAACGATCAGGGGTCTATTATTCCTAATGATGTATACGATTTTTCTCGATATAAATACAATCCTGTTCTCTTAAAAAAACATGACTGGCATTCTGACTCTATAGGAGATATGACCGACATTCAATTTGATGGTCAAAATTGGTCTGGCATTCCAAAGTTTCATAAAATAACTGAAGAAAGCAAAAGAGCCGCTGAAATGTATGAAGGTGGATGGCTTAGGTCTGCTTCTGTTGGCGGAGAATCTATTTGGAAAACAACAGGTGAGTACGAAACTTATATCGACGAAAACGGGCAACAAAGAAAACGCCCAGTTTATTGGAAAGATGAAAATGGATTAATGCGTTCTGAGTATTTTATGGTTTATGAAATATCTCTTCCTACCCTTCCAAGTAATCCAATGGCTGTTACTGAGGATGCGATAAGAGAAGCTGAAAAGCTTAATTTAAGCGTAATATATACCCCTGAAGAAATAGCAAATGTTCACAACAACATAGTAACATTAAAATCGAAATTAGAAATTCAAAATTCAAGCACAATGGCGGAAAAGAAAGAAAAACCGAAACCTGCCGCTGAAGAAACTGCAACCGCTGCTGAAAAGTCGCAAGAAACAGAACAAACAGCAACGCAGAGTACCGAGAATATTGATAAAAGTAATCATGTGATTCTCGAAAATAAAAAATCCAGTATTCCTGGTTGGTTAAAAGATATTATTGGAATGACTGCAAAGTTTGCTCACCCGGAAGGGGAATATGGAGATGATCCAATAGTAAAGAAACCAGAAAAAAAAGGAGATGTATCCGACCAGCCCACGCCGACAGGTATGGCTGCAAAGAAAGAAGCCGAGGCTGAAAAGTCACGCAAAAACGCAGAGGACGCTGTAAAGAAAGTCAAAGAAGCAAAAGAAAAATACGAAGGTGCCGAAGGCGAAGAAAAAGAAAAATTCAAAAAGGAATACGACGAAGCATGCAAGGAAGCTGAAGAAGCTTGCCGTGAGGCTGAAGAAGCCGAAGAAGCTGCAAAAAAGGCAGCAAAAAAAGAGGCTGAAGAAGCAGAGGAAGAATCTGGTGCCTCTAAGAAAGAAGCCGAAGGAGAATCTGAGACTTCAAAAAAGGAAGCCTCTAAAAACAGTGTAAAAATGAATGCAAAACCAGTAAAAAAGACAAGGGAAGAATTAAGCTCATTAGGGCTTCAACCTATCCCTCAACCTAAAATACATTTTGGCGAAAGTGTGACTTTCTCAAAATTAAGCGCTAAAGACAACAAAGAAGGCCAGCAAATTCTTAACCGTGTATTCAACGGGACTAAGGAAGGTAAAACGATTGACGATTACCGGATTATTCTGAACTCTATTTTGGAAGATCCTAAATATTCAGCCATTGCTGAAAAGACCCGTTTCCATTTGAACCCCAATGAAGGTGCAATGGAAAGCCTAAGATCAGGATTGAGATTAACTTCAAAACCGAATCCAAACATCGGTGTTAATTTCAAAGAAATTGCAGCCCGTTTAAATACAGGCGTGGTTGAAGGTGTAAACTTTAAACTTGGCGCTAATCCTGAACGTAGGACTATGTTGACCACTGATGGAAACTTTAGTACTATGGATACTGTGGCTGTTGAATGGTTACCTTTTATCATATACAAACTATTCCCTTCTGAAAGTTGGAAAAATGAAATTCCTATTTTTGGCGTACAGGATACAGCCCGTAACCTTGGTATTATCTGGACAAATATAGCCGCTGATCCGACTATCGGACGCGGTACGGCTCCGGCAAATACGGTCGATTATACATACGATGATACCGCAGTAGGTTTAAAACTTACTCCTTATTATACTCCTACAATCAGATGGACTCCAATTCACATGCATCAATTACGCTATGATCAACAGGCTTCAGGCTGGGCTCAAACACTTGCTAAACTAGAAGCGATCATGGGTGATGATATGTTATATACTCTTGCCGCTGGTGTTATTGCAAATTCTCAGCCAATCGTTAAGACACGCGGTCCAGTTGATTCTACGCAAACACAAACATTCATAGTAGGTACAGGAAGTAATGGTATTGATAAATTCTATTTTAATTCTTCATTTGCTGGTACTCTTACCAAACCTGGGTTCAATGACATAATGGCTATTGAGCAAATTTATGACTATTTGAATTTCAATCTGGAAAAAGAACGTCCTGTATTGGTAGTTGATTCAATTATGAAATCCTATATTAAACAGGATAAGCAAACTCAAAGCATGTTAACTAGATGGATCAATGATAATGGTTCTGAAGTTCAGAAAATAAGTAACACATTATTCCATCCACGTTCGCGTGTGGTTGCTTATGATCCCGCAGGTGGAACGGCAATTGACACTAACGCTTCTGGCGCTGTTATTCCAGTTACTACTCAAAGTGCTGCTCTTTCTTTTGTAAGCTCACAGGTTGGTATTGGCCTTGGTTTAATAGACGTGTTCTTTATTCAAGATCCAGCCAATTACGGATTCAAAATGTCTATGGACTTAAGAATCGGCATCAGGGCTTTACGTAGCGATTATACAGGCGTTTCGCTATACGTTTACGATAGCATAGCTCAATCAGGACAATAATATAAAGCCCCGACTCCGGTCGGGGTATAACTTTAAAAATTAAGTAAAATGAAAAAGATATTTATATTAGGTTTTTTATTCGTGAGTCTTGGTTTAATGGCTCAATTGCCTGTATCCACAAAAGTAAAAACCCTTTCTCCGGCGTTGGTGCCTGGCGGGATTACGACTCTTAATTCATCAAAATATGATACTCTAAAAACTGGCGATACTTTATTTTATAAGGTATTGATTAATCATGATGAAATTGGGTATCCTTATTTGTCTCTACTTTTAAAAAGAGTAGCTGGTGCTGATACCGCAACGGTAACCGCAACTTTTTGGCAATCTGTTGATGGGTCTACCAATTGGCAGCAAGTTAAATACTTATCCAAAGTAACCACTTTTTTGTTTGATACGACGAAATTTGCAGGAAGTACAACTGGCACAAGTACATTATTGTTTGATACGACTAAATATTCAGCGGGAGTTTACCGACATGATTTTTATTCGGCAACTTTAACCGGAAAGGGAAGACAACTTTATTCAGCTACAGGAACTTCAGCAAATACCGAAACAGCTTGGACGGTTTCTCTTACAAAAGCTATAATGAAAGGTGGAACCACTGTCAGTTTTTGGCGAAACAATGCAGCTTTTGAAAGTCAATATTTAGGTATTCGTTTTATTTCAGCTGTAAGCTCAGGTTTTAAAGGAATTTATTACGGATCAGTAAGATATGATAATAAATAAACTATGGCTAAGAAAGAAAAAACAAATGTAAGTGTTACGAACACTATTTTTAATGTAAGACCGATACACGTTGCACGTATAAAGGCTTATTTGGATGCTGGTTATGATAAAGTAATCATTCATGGTGACGGTATGATGTTTTGCGGGAAAACCGGCCAAACATTTGACGGTAAAACAATGGAATTTGGTTCGGATCATCACAAAGAATTTAATTCCGGTGTAGCAGAAATCAACAAAAATGAGCTTATTGCAAGAGCTAAATTTAGGGCTATTTATGTCAAAGGCGGAGAATTACCTTCAACCCCTGAAGAAGTCATACAAGAATTCTATGATAACCAAGCCCGTGAAATGCAAAGCGCTACCAAACCCGAACTTGCAACCAACTTTAAAAATGCCGTAACAGTTCCTGACCCTGTTCAGCCTAAAGTAATTAAGGCTTCTAAACAGGAAGAAGTTTAACCAAATGGCTGGTCCAACGGCCAGCCTTTAATATTTAAAATAATGGAACATATTATAAGTACAACCATTTCAAATACACCTTCGGGAATACCGGGGTCGTTTGATGGTGTTATGATGATGATTGTAAAAGGCGTTGCGACAACTACTGGTACAACGGCACTTGTTTTGGATACGGCTTATCTGGGTAATAAACTTGATGATTTTGTAACCGGATTAGGGATAACACCTGATTATGATTACGTAAACAGTCTTTCGGTTTATCAACAGGTAAGTGAATTCTATACTGAGGCAGGAGACGGGGCTTACTTGTGGTTAGTTGTAACAGCGACTACTACAAACTTTGCAACTTATTGCGCTATAGCAACCGGAACAACTTTTATGAATCTTATCAGGGGCACTAATTTAACCGATCCTGATATGCGGGTTAAAATGTTAGGATTAGGATATAATCCGCCTCAAACCCGGCAAAGTGCAGCTGATTTCCCTTCAGATGTTACTTCTACGATTCCTTTATTGCAGCTCACACTAGCGCAATTAGCCGAAGAAGGATACGCATTATCTGCAATAATTGACGGTGAAAATATGTCTTCGACTGCCACAGCTTCGACGCTTCAAACAATGGCAAATAAGAAAGCCTCTTCGATTTCAATGTGTATTACAGGGTCTAAGCCTAACGGGGTAGCTTCAATTGGTGCCGCTCTTGGGAGGTTTGCAAGAATTTCTTTAGGTCATGGATTCGGAGAAGTTGACGACGGCCCTACATCGGTTCAAAAAGCTTATTGGACAAATGGGGTAGCCGTTCCGATTGTAGGTTCTACAATATCTCAGGGCACAGATTTAACAGCTGGACATTCATATATGGTTGTTCTAGGACCTGTAACCTATAATTCAACTGTTTATTCAGTTGGTGAAATATTTACTGTAATCGTAGGAACTTTAGGATTTACCGGAACAGGAACGACTGTTGTTGATTTAACAACAACCGGAACTGTAGTAGTAGGTCATACTTATATGGTGCTTTTTGGTCCTATAACTTACAATAGTGTTGTTTACGGAACCGGAACAACTTTCACAGCTGTAACAAATCATACAACATTTACCGGTGGAATAGTATTTGAATTCACCGCTCAAGATGTTTCTAAACTTTTCCCGGCTGACGTAAATACTCTCGGAACCAAACAGTATATGTTTTTACGGACTTGGTTTCAACAGTCTGGTCTATATTGGAATGACGGTGCAACTTGCGATTTATCTACGACTCCACTTTCTACCCAGGAATTCAACAGGGTAGGTAACGCATTAAGTGCTGATTTGTTAGAATTTTTAATTACAAATCTAATGGGTAAAAACGTTCCTGTTGATACGAAGACCGGGCTTGTTGCGCGTTCTTTCACAGCTGCTAAAGAAGAAGATTTTAGCCGTACATACTTAGAGCCTTTGATTGTTCCCAAGGCACCGAATACTGTCGGGGATATATCAGCTGGAAGTCTTTCACTCGTAGGCACTCCAAACGGAGCTAATACAGTTGACTGGACTTATACGCTTACGATTAACGGAACCCCGATTACCGGGTCTGCTACTGGAACTGTAACCTTTGTTTAAAATTTAAAGATATGAGTTTAAATCTAAATACATTAATTTATACTTCTTCAGATTATAAGATTGCGTTATCTTATAACGGAGTGACAGTTCCTTTAAATATCGTTGAGTCTTTTGATTATGGTGGAAAAAAGGAATCTGAGTATATTCACGCAGTGGGCACAGATGAACCTGTTGGCCTTAAAACGAACACCTCAACTTATCCTGGTAAACTCTCAATGGAAGCTGGCGAAGTTGAAATATTTCTAAAGGCTGCAGGATTAGCTCTTATGACACAAATAACCAATGCCACGATTTCTGTTGTAACATTTGACGGAAATCTGGCAAAGATTTATAAAAGTGTCGTGTTTACTTCTCATGATGGGTCTTTCAAGGCTAAAGACAAACGTTCTTTAATTACGCTTAGTTGGGAATCAATTGGACCGGTAGGAATTTTTTAGATAAATTATTTTTATTATGAAGATTTGTGGCATATATAAAATTACATCGCCTATTAAAAAAATATATATAGGAAAATCAATTGATATTTTTCATAGATGGAAATTATACAATAATTTAAGATGTAAATCACAAACCCATCTTTATAATTCATTAAAAAAATACGGAGCCAATAAACATAAATTTGAGATTATTTGCCAATGTGACAAATCAGAATTAAATAATCTTGAAAAATATTATATAGCATTATTCCAGTGTTTTAATAATAAATATGGATTAAATCTAAAGTCTGGAGGCGAAGGAGGTAGTATTTGTTCAGATGAAACTAAGAAAAAACAGAGTGATGCTCAAAAAAGGATTGGCAATAAACCTCCAATTATATGGGGAGATGCAAAAGGTAAATTTAAAAAGGGACAAAAAGCATGGAATAAAGGCAAAAAAATGAGTCACGAACAGTATGAAGCTTGCAAAAATACTATGTTTAAAAAGGGCTCTCATTTATCAGAAGAAATTAAACAAAAAATGTCTGAATCTCAAAAGGGGAGAAAACATACTGAAGCGACAAAAATAAAAATGAGCGAATCAGCAAAAAATAGATGTAAGCAAAATAATGAAATATTTGATTTAATTTTAAACTAAATGTTAACATTCGAAAAGGAACTTTCTTGGGTTAGTTATGATGTAGACGGGGATAAAGTAGTCGAATCACCACGTACAAAAATAGCTACTTTTTATGATCTTAATCGTACTGATAAGCGTCAGCATAAATTGCACTTTAAGATCATATCTATTTTTGAAGGTCTTGAAAAAGGCAAAGACGAAGCTGATTCGATTGGAATAAGTTCAGATGGATTATATGATATAACTGTGAAGGCTATTAATATTCTTTTGGTAACCAATGAAGTTTTTAATGAAGTTGATAAAAAAGAACTACTAAATGATTCGATAGCTTTGTTAGAGCTTGGGATGTGGTTATTTAAAGAAAAATTTACCCCCTTTTTTGCGATGTTGAGAATGAGTTAAATACCATAAATAAAAAGCCCGATGAGGCTCTAAAAAATTTAATAGCTCGTGACCCGGTTTTTTATCATCAGACCATGTTTCGGGCTTTTTTACACTATACAACTGAGGATTTGGAAAACATGGGAATTGACGAATATATGAATTGCTTGGTAATGTTAAAAAATGTACTTGAGACAATCCATGCTCCTTTTATGGATCATAATAATTTAACCAATGCCTAGTTACGCATTTCAAATAGATACAACAGGCGATAGCGCTGAGAAAATAAAGCAAATCAAGGCAGCTATTGAACAAATGGGCGGGAAACTTAAGGATATTCCTGAACACGCAAATAAAATAAAAAATGCATTTGGAGGGCTTATTAGCCAATTTAAAGGATTAGCCGGTGCTTTGGGTGTTGGATTAGGAGCGTTTGCAGGTTTTAGTTTTATAAAGCAATCTAAAGAGGCATTTGATAAATTCGAGGAATCTGTTGTTAAAATAGAGACTGCGATTAAGTCTACAGGCGGAGCTGCGCAGTTATCTTTATCTCAATTAGGTGACGAAGCTAAGAAATTAAGTGGCGTTTCTCTATTTAGCCGGGCGTCTATTATGGATGCTCAATCTATGCTACTCACGTTTACTCAGATAAAAGGTACAGTTTTTAACGAGGCAATTCCTGCGATCATGGATTTTGCTACACGTTATAAAACTGATCCGGTTGAGGCTGCTTTACAAGTTGGCAAAGCTCTTAATGACCCTGAAAAAGGATTGCATCGTCTTTCAAGAATGGGCGTTGTATTTTCAGCACAACAGGAAGCGCAAATTAAAAAATTCATGGCCGTTAACGATGTAGCCAGCGCTCAAAGGGTAATGTTAAAGGAGCTAAACACTGAATTTGGCGGACTTGCCGAAGCGATGACAAAAACTGATGAAGGAAAGTTAAAAATGGCCGCTAAAACAATGCAAGAATTTAAAATACAAGTTGGTGAACTTGTGTCTAAAATTTTAGTGATGCTAATCCCTGCGTTTAATACAGTAGTTAAGCTTTTCAAAGAGTTTAAAGATTGGATAACAGGAGATAGCGAATCAGCATATATTTTTAAAGAAATAATAGTGGTTATCGGCGGGGCTCTTTTAGGTTATCTTGTAGTTGTCAATGCGATTGCTTTAGCTACTAAGATTTGGACAGCCTTTCAATGGCTTTTAAATATAGCTATGTCAGCTAATCCTATTGGGATTGTTATTATTGCCGTTGTTGCTCTTATTGCTGCTATCGCTGCTTTGTGGGATAAATGCGAAGGATTTAGAAAGATAGTAGGAGGCGTATTTGCTGAAATTGCCAAGGTTATAATGGGAATTGTACATTATTTTGTCAATCTGGCAAAGATAATGTATGATGTGTTTACATTTAATTTTAAAGATGCATGGGCTCAAGGTAAAAAATTCATCTCAGATTTTAAAAATGACTTTCTTCAGGGTTGGGGTGAAGCATGGGATAAAGGATCAAAAAAAGCCCAAGAATCTAAATTTAAATTTGGTGGATTAATCGGATTAGGAGGTAAAAAAGATCAGGAAAAATCAGCCGAAGAAAGAATGAAAATGGGAATGGGCGGAGGTCCAGGAGGGTTAGCCCAGGGAGCCATAAACACAGCCGCTTTAGGTGGTGCATCTGGTGGTCTCGGAGAGGCTAAAATTATTAAGATAGACTTTCATGCTCCACTTATGAAGATAGACGTCCCCGGAGGCAATGGGATGGATATTGTTTCAAAAGCTCCTTTAGCAATGGAATCACTTATTAGGATAGCTAATAATCTTAGTCAATCACAAGGATCAACTATGTAATATGAGACTACAAGATCCTACAAATATTCCCTGGCAAGTTTTTATAAATGGAGTTGAACTTCCTTCAGATGTGCTTGTGAGCTTAAACGGAGAAAAGATAATTGCTGAAAGTAAGATTCTGGATGGGGTATCAGTATTTGAACGTATTTGTAGAAAGCCATTTGAACTTAATTTTGACTTTAATCTCAGAGCATTAAATATTTTGAATCAATATGTTTTTCCAAATGAAGACGCTTATAATATTATTACTGATGTTTGGACGCCCGATCAGGTAGTTAATTGTCAGAATACTTTTTTAAATAAAATAGGGATTAACGACATAGTAATAAAAAATATAACATTTGTACCGATACGGGGAAATACAACACTTCCTTGTACACTCAAATGTCTTGAAAATTATAACAGTAATAACCAAAAAAATACTTTAATAATACCATTATGAATGCAAAATTAAAGGCAACAGAAATTGTTTGCGATTTTTTAGAATCATTTAAAAGTTTAACTTTTTTTGATATTAATAAACATGAGATTGAATGTGAAATAGTTGCAAAACATAGAGCATATTATTTTATAAAACAAAATATACTACCAACAATAGGTAGTGAGGCTGATCTTAAATTTTGGAAAAATGTTCTTGAAGAAATCAATAAAATAAATTTGTAATGTATTTCAACGCACATTGTAAAGTCATAATAAATGATCAAACACTTGAGACTGTTGTAAGTGTTGAGACTCATAACGATTCTAATCATATAGGCTCGTATTGTGACATTGTGCTGCCTTTGAACTCAAGAATAGAATACAAAAGCGAAACAAACCAAGCGCCAAAACCAGACAATCAAGATCCTCAGATAGATTATAGTCAGGTAAATAACGGATATATAACGGCTCCTACTCGATACCTTTTTAATACCGGAGATCATATTATCGTCAAAGCTAAATACGATGGCTATGAACAGGTAGACGGGGCGGAGTCCGATGGCTATTTACCGATTTTTGACGGGTTTATTTATGATTTCTACGAAAGTACGCCGGTTAAAATCAAGTGTTTAGACTATATATACTGGTTTAACATAGGTATTTATGGAAGTAAAATCATAACAGTTATAAAGAATCTAAAACCTGGAAAGAAACCACCAAAAAAACCTAAAACGAGTACTGGCCAGGGGGTATCTTTTAAAAGTACAACATTTAAAGAAATCCTACAGGACATTTGCGACACAGTGAGTTATAATATAGCCGTCTGGAATGACGAAAATGATACAGATTACCCGGAAGTTTCTTTAAGCGAGCCTATTTTTGATATGAATCTTGTTAATATATCTTTTATTCAAATGTCCCCGGCTGCCGTTCTTGAATGGTTCAAAAAAGAGCTCGGTTTGAATATTACTTTAATGGGAACTAAGCTATATGCTAATTTAGCAAGTAATACAACCGGAACGGTAATCTTACAAACAGATAAAAACATTATTGCTTCAGGGCTTCAAACGACAAATTTAAAACATTTCAAAACAAAAAAATCAAAAGGTTCAAATTCTATATTCTTAAGAATCAAGGTAAAGGCTTATTTTTTGCGGGATGACGGGACAAAAGATAGTATAGAGGTAGGTGATCCGAACGGCCAACTAAGGGAGGTATTTTTCTATAACGTCAAGAGAGATGAAAAACTATATACTCAAATGGCAAACGAGGCCATTCAAAAATATCATCAGGACCGTTATACCGGTGAAGTCGAAACATATTTGTACCCTTTTTGCGATCTTTTCTGGAAGGTACAATATTTTGATGTCCGGTATCCTGAAAGAAATGGATCGTACGTTGTTACGATGTTGCAACAATCATTAAATGAACACGGGTTTCACAAAAAATTAAAGCTGGCATTTTTAGACGATCAAAATGGATAACGAGGCAGCAGAAAAAATAATTCATGACGGTTTGATTCGTTGGGGACGGTCTCTAATAAGGGCTTCGATTGTCACCGAGGGAGTTATTGTCTCAGTTGACGAAACTACTTATACTTGTGTTGTTGCTTTACAGACTACTAATCCTGACGGATCAGTAACAAATACAGAGATTAATAATGTGCCTTTAAAAGTGCTTATAGGCTCCCAGGCTTCGCTTATTGAAATACCAAAAGTTAACACGACATGTACGCTTTGTTTTCGAGATAATAATATTCAAAGGCCTCAGCTTTACCAAGTTCATGAATGCGATAAGATTTTAATAAAAATTGGTAATACAACGTTACAGGCTGATACTAATGGGTTTGTGTTTAATGGAGGCGATAAAGGAATGGTCAAGGCCGATGAACTTAAAACTCAAAGCGAAAAGGATAAAGCTATTTTAGATGGAATTTTACAAGTATTACAAACGCCCGTTAATGAACCTGGCAATGGAGCACCTTCTGCTTTTCAAGCTGCTTTAATAGCTGTAATAGGGACAAAACAAAGTGGAGATTGGACAAGTTTAGAAAACGATAAAATTAAACAATAATGGGAGACTTGCAATATAATCCACAAACGAGAGATCTTGTTATCACAAAAGGGGACTTTACGATGACTAATAACCCAAGTGTGCAGAATGGAGCTATAATCCGTGATGCTCATTGTTTTAGCCTTAGATTTCCGGTTTATGGCATCGGATTACAACGGGTTATTAATGCTCCTTTACAGGTTATTAATTATGAAATGAACCGTTGGGTAACCCAGGTAAAAAGTGATGGTGCAAAAAAAGCAACTTTTACAGCTGAGATTGTAAATAAAACGGCTATTGTGAATAACACAGTTTCGTATATATGATTTATGTAACAAAATATGGTGAGTCTATTCGTGATGTGTCTATCAATGCCTGCGGATCAATACAGGCATGGGAGCCTATTCTTAATTTAAACTTATATACCGAATGGACGCCGACGCTTACAGCTGGTATGATATTAGAAGTTCCTGACGTTATTGATTCTGATGTGCAAAAAACACAACAGCTTTATCCTTCTAATAACAATCCTAATATACCTAATCTTGATACTTTATTAACAGCTATTACTGATAATTTAGACAGTGCAACGATAAATATATTTACTCCGCCAGGTGTAACGCAATCGTTTATAAACTATTATACAGTACGGGAAAACGAGACTATAAAAGATGTTTGTTTAAACTCAACGGGCACAATAGACAATTGGGAATCGATTTTAAATGCCAATGATTTTACCGAATGGGTACCTACTTTAACGGCCGGTCAAAAAATTGTTATACCCCCAGATGCTGAAATTCAAAATAATGTGCTTTTTGTAACAACGAAATACCCTTCAAACAATGGACCTGATATTGCTAATTTTGATACATTGGTTAGTGATTTCATAAGCAATTTTAGTAATTATTGGATATTACAGTCATCATACTGGGATGATTTGGGGCAGTGGATTGATATGGCTGAATGGTTAGATTAAAAACAAAGATATGTCAAGAATAAATATAAATAATGGAGATTCAGGGTTAACGGTTAGGAATGCCTTAAACGCTATGACTTCAGAGTTATACGGAAGCCTTTCGAATGTTCCTATTAAATTGGTAGGCCAAACCGGGGCGTTTACTCAGGCAATATTAGCCGATACTTGGGTCGAAAGAATAAGTATAACGCCTGCATCTGGTACGCCGGATATTAAAATCGGAACTTCACTACACGGTACAGAGCTTTGCCCTGTGACTTCTATAGATAATTATTTGCCCGTGCTTATACAGCAATATTTTACCGATGCCAGTACCTTATATTTTGAGACTACGGGCGGAACCGTAAATGTAAGAATTGACAATTTAAATCCATACGCACTATGAGCGCTTATTCTACGATAATTTCCTTTATACAATCAGCAATGCCTGAGCTTAATAGCACAAGCGTTGCCGGGATTGTTAATAAAATGGCCGAGGCCAACGGGCAAGTAATAGATAATACTTTAGCGGAGTTAACCAATACAGAGACTATTATTACTCAAACTATAACCGATAAAAACGACGGTCATTCGGGATCGTATATTGCCAATGCTTTAGCTTACCAAGAAGGTGATAACCTTTCTATTGATGCGAACGGTAATTATTACTATGCTGTTATTGATACAACAAAGCAAATCATAAAGCAAGCTGCATTTAAAGAAGTAATAAGTGGGTCAAGTGCTTCACTTGTGCTAAAAGTGGCTTATATTGATCCTAATACCGGACTTTTAGCAGCCTTACCGACAAATAAAAAAACCGCCTTTGATAGTTACTTCAGATTGTTTGAAAAACCAGGTCTACCGGTAACAAAAATTTCTAATGATCCGAATACATTAGCTTTTGATGCTCTTATAACTTATGATCCCACTTATGATTATACTATTCTTCAAACAAATGTTGCTGCTGCGTTAATTACTTTCCGGGATAACTTCACTTTTAATGGGACATTCAGGAATTACTATTTGGAAAACTATTTAGTTACAAACGTGCCTGGAGTTAACGCAGTTTATCTATCAAATACGACTATTGATGCGGTACCTTTTTCAGGGGATACTGTGCTTTCAGCTGGGTACTTTAATTTTGGAACTGTAAACGTAACTTATGAATCAATTTAAGCAAATATCATATCCCAAAATGCTATATGAATGTTTGGGTGCTTACCACTCGGTAAACTCAGCCGGAGCGTTATCTTATTTATACAAGTTCTGTCTGTGTTGTGTCTATGTGCTTCAAACCCCGTTTAATAATTTTGACTTATGGAGAATTAAAAAACTTCTTATCGCTAATTGTCGCTGGGAAATAGGCCAATTAACAAATGTCCTTAACATGCTTTACGATCCTTCACAGAAACGAATAACCATAGGGCAAAACTCAATAGTTGGATGCTTTGTTTTTAACATAGACGAAGGCGAAAGCTCTACTTTTGTTATGAATATAGACGAAGATGAAAGTACGGTCTTTGTTCCAAACATCGACGAGGCAATAAACAGTGCAATGGTTACATTTTATGTACCTGCTTCAATCTATACTAATACTCCGACTTTAACGTCTTTAATCGCTGATATTGAACAAATAAGATGGAAGGGTATTTTATACCAAATTGTGTCACTCTAAAACTTAAAATATGTCTAATAAAATTCAATTTCCAAACAATAGATTAACGCCTCCGGCTTTAGGCAAACCGGTATTTGCGACAGATATTCAAAATAATACTGAAAATTTGCTTGAGGCAATGAATATCCTTTTAGGATTACCAGCTTCAGGAGGTACGGCTTTTGCAATACTATCAGGTCTTACTTATAATGAAAGCGAAGGGACCTATGACCCTGGTTATGTTTATATGAATGGAGTTATATACTACAGTGCTGATATAATATATGATCCATGTTACCTTGTACCAAATGTAACTGATACTGAATCTAAATTGCATAATCCGGATGGAAATTCTTATAATACTTATCGTATCTATTATGCGATTTCAAGCTCGTCCCCATCTGGGGGAATGCCTCAATTTACAGGTTCTATGGATCAATATCGGTTAAGTATAGTTTTAGCTAAATCACAAGCAATCGCAACTGCGGCTGCGGATGCAACTTCAAAAGCTAATACGGCGCAATCTAATGCTGAAGAATATACTGATAATGCAATTTCAGGATTAGGAACAGCGGCAACTAAAGATGTAGGATTAGCTGCAAACAACGTTTTGCAAAGCGATGGAATGAGTAGGGATAAATTTACAATGACAAGTGATCAGTATGATAAGTTGGTTACTGTTGAAGATGATTTTGTATGTCGGAGAGCAACAGGGATGAAACAACCAAAAATTATTGAGATTACAAATTATAATATGAATACTGGTGGAGCTGTATCTGAAATTTCTATTGCACATGGATTGACTTATTCAAAAATAATAGGATGCCGAGTTATTATCGAAAATGACGAAGAGACATTAAAAAATGTAATTTCAGGGACTAATGGCAATGGAAGTTCGACAGCCTGTTATTATGAAGTAAATGGAACTAATATTCGCATAATTAATGAAATTGGTAGTACATATTGCAGTTCCTCTTATGATGGCACAGGACATAGAGGATGGATTATTATAGATAATATAGCTTAATTTGAAAAATGATTAGCTTCATTTTCAAAATAGTTATTTGAATAACCATTAACTAAATCATTTATAGCGTAAGTTGAAAGAAAATTTAGGTTTATATTGAGATGATTTAATATCTTGTTATTTGAATTTGGAGTAAATAAATCAAATTCAGTATATTGTAAAGCATGAATAAATTCATGTTTTAAATTAGCCTTAAAATCGGAATTGGAATATTTTAAAGGTTTAAAATAAGGATCATTATTTTTGAAAGCTGTTATTGTATTTCCCAATGATTGGCCAACTGTTAAGCCTTCAGTAATTGGTTTATGAGATGAAATAAACACTATTGATCCAGTTAATAATGTTTGTTTAATATTGAATGAATATCCTTTTGAAAAACTTAAATAAGCTATATATCCTATTATTGCAGGATCAATTTTAATTGATATTTTATGAAAACTAGCTTGAAAATTAAAACAATAAAGTGTTAAATATAAATTAGATGTAATTGGCTTATTATTATATCCATTGATTATAATTGATTGACCTATTGAATGAATTAATCTTGAAGTTAGCAAAAAATCATTTTGTTTTACCGAATATTTGGCCGTATAGTTAATAGCACCTCCAATAGCGCCCTTATATAATCCCTTAATCATTGCATGAGTGAATTTTTCTCCTTTTTTATGATGAAATCCCGAACCAATTCCGCTAACTAAACTCGAAGAAATGACATTATAAGCAGCATATTTTAAGTCGTTTTGTGCCTGACAAATAACTGGAATCATAAAGAATAAAACCAATATTTTTAGATTCTTGTTAATAAACTTTTCAACAAGCTTAGATGCATGCTTTGTTAAGGTAGTCTTATTTTCCTTGCAGAACTTTTTATAAAGTTTGTGATTTTCAGGCGAAAGCCTTACATTAAATTTTGGTAATTTGTTCTTGTACATGACAGTAAAATTAAAATGAAATAGCAAACTGTGATCCTATTTTCATGAGTTTTGCGCCTGTTTGCGCTGAAAAATAGGTTAAAATCTTTTCTTCCGACCAACTATTTAATATAGAATCAACTACTTTATCAAGTATTGATTGTTCTGTGCTTTGTGGCCTGTAACACATTTCTATTATTTCTCTTTTGCTGTACATATCGTGTTGTTTTTCTTTACTATATTATACGAAAGTTACGTAACTTTGTTGTAATAAACAACATGTTTTAGAGCATAAGTGTTTTTATATTAAAGGAATCCCCTCATAAAGTTACGTAACTTATACAATTTATTCCTAAACTAGAGATATTGATAATCAATATGTTAAGTGTTTTTGATGTATAAAAATATAACAAAAAATATAGTTTTTATAACTAATTGATTTACTGTTAGATTATCTTCTGGAGAGGGCTATATTTAAAATCAACCTTGGCATTTGGGCGTAAAACTTATTCTGAGACCGTGTAGAGAATTTATAGACCTTGAAAGGCTTGTTTAATCAAAGGCATAGGGTTATAAAATTAGACATTTTTGACATACAAATGTATGCAATGAATTCCTAGTGAGAACAGTAATTTTGTTCAAATATTTTACTATGAAAAAGATAGTCTTTATTATCTTAACTAGCTTAACGTTAAATTGTTATTCTCAAAATCCTATCCCAATTTCTCAACCTTATAACTTTCTCCAATATGTTCAGGTTCAAAAATATATTTATGTTAAGGATAGTGTTGAGATTAATAATAAATGGTGGTCGCCTTATTGGTGGAATACCTTTAACAATAAAGTAGGGTTTAAAGATACCACTTCAACAGGCAAAATAGACACAAAAGCGCAACGCGCGACTGCATTAAATAGCTATCAAAAAAAATCAGATACAGCAACTTATGACGCTTCAAAATATTATGTTCAGCAATTATTGAATTCTTATATTAAATGGGTTGATACGTTGTCAACTGGAAAGATAGCTACAAAAAAATATGTTGCTGATCATTCAGGCGGTTCTTCAGATAGTTCTAAATTAATAACTAAATATGATTTTACTCAAGGCGTTTATGGTGAGGTTCATTTGTTGGATGAAAATAATATAAATGAATTTGCTATACAAAATGATGAAATTTTATTGCAGGCTAAATCTATTTTAGGGGCAAGTGCAGGAATCTATGCCGATACCTTTGGAAATGCATATTTAACCGGGTCAAATCATACAGGAACAAAGACGACAACTTATAAAGTTGGGCAAAATGGATTAGAGGCAACGGCTAATTATTATGCAAGAAATATTTCAAATCCAGGATGGTTAGTTGATAAAAATGCTTTAGATAGTACAGTTGCAGCTAATTCCGGCGGAAGTTTTGGTGATAGTATTTTAAAATTCGATGCTATTAAAAAGACATTCGTGCCTTATTCGAGTAAGCAAAATCAATTAAGCTTTTATAATGCAAATACATGGCCTGACAAAACAGATGATACGCTTAAATTAAATGGAATATATTGCCCTACAGGTTTGCATTTTAGAAATGGGGGTAGAATATGGGATTTTACACTTCAAGGAATGTATGGATACCCGGAATTCAACATGTTTGAAAACAATAATATATTAGCCCTTGGCTTTAATCCGAATAACGGGAATTATCTTTTTAACAACGTAACCCCTGATTCAGTTTTTGGAATGACATTTAATCAGCAAGATTCCATACGATTTCAAGCGACTTCATTTTTTACAAAAATGGGAGATATAACTAAAAATAATTATATCAATGTTGATTATAAAGGAAGGCTAACTCAAGTGATAGGTGGCGTTACAAAAACTGTGTTATCAACGTCAGGGGACTTAACATTAGCGGGTGATTTAAAATATAAAGTATCTCATGGAGATGCAGTAATTTCAGGTGCTTCTTATGTACCTTCATTAACTGTAAATGTCCCTTTGAAATTAGTACCATCAATGACAGTAAAAGAATCTGATAGTATTACAATAGCAGGTGATACAGTAACAATAGCTGCAACCAGAGGAGGTGATTATAAATTCAGAATTTATGGAAATATATCATCAGTATCAGGAAATGATTTTGTAATTAATGAAAGAAAAAATTCAGTAGTAATAGATGTAAATGATTATTTTGAATGTTCTACTACAGGCGCTACAAATTTTACTCCAATTGCTTATGAATGGTATACACATGGACTGGTAGCAGGGGATAAAATATCATGGTGGATTACAAATACAACAAACTCAGATGATCCAACAATACGTAGTTTTAAGGTCATTGTAGAAAAAGTACCGGATAAAATTTAAACTTATATATCATGAAAAAGATTTTTATTTTACTAATATTTAGCTTATCAATATTGAGCTTGAAAGCTCAAACCGTAATATACCCGCCAAATACGGCTTTCGGGACGTTTGATTCGATTAAAGTCCCTGTTACCGATACTGTTTATTCACTCTCTAAGATAGGAGATATTTCGGGTTATTATAGTGTTTGGGAATTTGACATGAGTCGGCTTGATAGTTCGGTGAGCGTAAATCCGGGAGGCGGAAGTCGAATAATAAGGAATTCGCCGAGATTATATTCTTTCAATCCAATTATAGCCGATTCGCTTCCTTATACTTTACCAAGGCTTAAATGGAAAACAACCACAAATGGAGTAACGCAAAATACAAAAGCTTTGCCTATTATTATTCATTTTGATTACGAATATGCGGCAATCAAAGTAAAACGTCTAGGATGTACAGCTGGTAAATATTTATTATTCAGAGTTAATTTTCACAGATGAGATTTAAATTACTTATATTATTCCTCCTATTCCCCCTTTCCCTCTACTCCCAGGAAACCCGGATAACTCCCTGGGGCATAAAAGATAATTCTTTGGGTAATATGGAAGAAATACGAGATAATTCGTTGGGGATGGAACAAACAGAAATTCCAACTTCAGTTAAAAATAAATTTTTATTCATTGGATATTATTCTCATATTTCAAATGGCAAGATGCCAAATATATTAGGTACAGATTATTTAACTGTTGCGGGAAGTGCAGGGAGCGAAACTTATCAATGTCCTAATAATGCAACATATATTACTGCTGATTCAGATAAACTTTGGTTTAATCCTACCTTACAAACTGTAACTACTGCCAATCTTATAGGATATGATTTTTTAAGAACAATCGTAAAATATGATGATGATTCACCCTATACAATAAGATGGATTGGTATTTTAAAGGCTACCTCTACGTTTACACAATCAGAATTAAATAATCTTTTCAGATATTTTAGGCTTTCCGTATGGTGGAATAATTCATTAAATGCCTATGGTAGAGTTAAAGAGAATAGGGGGATAGGCAAAAATTCATGGCCTCCTTATGAAACAGAATCTATTGCTTTATTTGCGCGAATGGCAGCCGCAGGAGAACCAGCAACATCAGCAAGGAAAACAATTATTAATACTGCAATTGCTGCTTTAAAAACTGACGGCATTTGGGCAAAATTAGATTTTTTACACGTAGAAGCTGCACACGGTAATGCATCAGCCAGGTTAAATTGGATAGGAGATGTTTATAATTTAACTGATGGAGTTGCGCCTACATTCACAATTGATCAGGGATTTGCAGGTAATGGCTCAAGTAAATATTTAAGAACAGGATTTAATCCTGGGATAGCAGGTATTAAATACTCTCGCAATAGCGCAACATTAGGATGTTATTCCAGAACCTCCGGGGCGGAGACTGGCATATTTATGGGAGCCTCTACTGTTTGCGAGTTTTATGTCAATTATGGAAGTGGTGTATTTTATTTTTTTGTGAACGGAACTGAACTTAGTACAACCGGATCAACTGGTGCGGGTTTATTTACTGTAGTCAGAGATGGTGCAACTACAGAAAAAGCATATATCGGCAAAACAAAAACAGACAAAACAAATAGTTCTGTACTTCCTGATCCTGTTGAACTTTATATTTTATGTTTTAATGCAGGCACACCTAATCAGTTTAGTAATAAACAAATTGCTATGGATTTTGGAGGGAGTGCATTAACACCAACAGAACAGGGACTTTTATATGATATTATGGTAACTGGATATTTAACTTCAATTGGCGCACAATGACAACGATAACAGAAGGAATGACATCAGCTCAGTTTATTACTGCTTTAAATGTTAATTTTGGTTTATTAGCATTCCCCAATTCGTCATTGGCTACAATCACAAGCTCATCTGATTTAACGGCAATAAATGGGAATTTTATTATTTTAAAAAATGAAACTTATTTAACTACTAATATTTTTGCGTTATCAAATGGTATGACGGGTTCAGATTTTATCAATGCGTTAAATTATAATTTTAACAATTTGAATCTGAATATTAATGGAGCGAATGCAGTATTAACAGTCGGTACAGATAAAAACTATAAAACTATAAATACAGCAGTCGCAAGAGCGATATCTGGCAATACTTTGAAAATTGACGCAGGGACTTATAATGAACATATTGATTTAAGTACAAAAAGATTGAATCTAATTGGATCAGGAACTCTTGAAACAATAATTTATTATACTGAGACACTTAGTCCAACCAATATTTTCTCAACTGTAAGTATTGGAACAAATTCGACATTTGATAATATAATATTTAGAAAACTCAACAATAACGCAGCAAATAGTCATAAGGAAATAATCTCTATTTCAGCATGTAATCCTGAATTTACTAATTGCGAAATTCAATCAGCGCAGTCAGATCATAGATTAGATATAATGCTAATCCAAAATTCATCAAATGTTACAATGACTAACTGTATTTTTGATTGTAACGGAGTTTTGTTTGGTGATAAAGATACGCTTATAACAGTTAAGGATACTTCCACTTTTACTTATGAAGGCACAAAATTCAAAGCACAAATTTTAGCTCAAAATAGTTCTGTTGTTAATATTGATGCTGATGAATTATGGACAGGCACCGGAACAGGGTTACACACAATTGAGGCTAGTGGAACTGCAAGTATTACAGTAAAAATAAATACAACTCATCGGGGATTTAATCAGGCTTCTAATTTAGAAATTAATGCATGGACTGAAAAACTTGTACTCGTTTGGCTAGAGGGCGATAACACATTTACTCTAAATGGAAAATTAAGAGGTGAAATTACAGTCGATGGTTATAATAACACTGTGCTTATTAAGGATGTAACAGCCGATACCGGAGCGTGTAGAATAGTCTCAGGAGGCGGAGCACATATTAATACAAATGTAATTACAATTGATAATAGCCATTTAATCTATGATTTTGACGATGTTGCGATTGGATTACATAACATTGAAGATACAATGGGCTGTGTTTATAAGCTCATAAATGGTACTATTTTAGAATTTTCTGGCTATCATGGTCATGCTCATACCTATGGTCAACCCATAGCTAGTAGCAACGGCGGAACTGTCTATATGAGAAATAGTCAGGTTATTCAACATTGTGATCAAATCGATGGTTATGCGATTGCTATTTCAAGCAACGGCCCAGTTGATATTGAAGATTCTGTAATTACTTGTGATGATTGGGACGGTAATGATGCACATGAATGTTTAATAGTTTCCTTATATCAATCACATATAAATTGCAGACTAAAAAATGTAACATTTAATAATGATACAGGGACTTTGGGTTATGCAGTTTATGTTTACTTAGCAGGTAAAACGCTTGATTCATCTGATTATATTTGCGCTTCAGGATTAATCAATAATACCTTGGCGACAAATATTTCAAATGATATGACAAGTTATAATACATTATTAAACCATTGTACGCCATAATTAATGATAACACTTTATAAACTTATGATATGAAAGATTTAAAAAAAACAAACACAATTGCGATGTTCATCCTCGCAGGGCTTATAACGACAGGTTTTTTCTGCTTGTTATTTATGCTCTTTTTTGTTAATATCCCTACTGAGAATAAAGGTATGTTAGATACTGCCGTAGGCGCATTAATCGGTGCTTTTTCCGGCGGGGTAGTAGGTTACTTCTTTGGAAGTTCTGCCGGTAGTGCTGAGAAAACCCAATTAATGAACGCCGTGTCTCAATCTCAGGAATCAACGCCAAACATAGTAAATCTAACAACCCCTCAACACAAGGTTTATAAATCAGAGGATGAAATCAACGCTGATTTAGCCAGTGGAGTTTTAACCCAGGAGCAAGCGAACTTCGAACTTGATAAATTACGTCTTAATGGTTAGTTTTTTCATAGTGTTTTTAGTTAGTTGGTTATCCCAGGGTGAAGGGTTAGCGCCCCGGGTTTTGTTAAACCTTACACAACCTTATACAATGAAAATAAAAAATAAACCGGTCGGCGACGATGACCCTCCAAGGCCACCAAACCCGCCCAATCCATTTAAATTATGAAAACAACAGTATGCTTAGTATTTATGTGCCTATATGCTATTTATGCAATTTTCGGAGACAAACCATTCCTTTTTAATAGCTTTTGGCGTAGTTTTATTTGGATACTTGCCTGGGGATTTTCGGCAACATTATTGATTTTAGGGATATCCAAACAAGAAAGCCTATTTGATATTTCAGTCCAGGTAAGCACTATAATTTTACTTACTTTACTTTGCGCCTTTTATTTGTTAATCATAAATAAGCCAAAGGCCGAATTTAGTAGGCTTTGTAATTATTGGATTTTAGCTTATGCCTTTGCCGCTTTTGTGCCTGTTTCTATATTTATAAGTTATGTTATTAAAATTCTGAAATGATGAAAGGATTGAAAGATACCTGGGTTGGATTTTTGGCAGTATTTATTGTGTTATCAATATCGACGGCCTTTATTGTAAAGGCTATTCAGGAAAAAGCAGATAAAAAATATGTCGATAAACAAGTTCAATCAGTTATCACTTCAGTCTCTACGCCTTTAAAAGAAATGAATTGCAAATTAGATACTATCATTAACTACAACAAAAATGAACGAAAATGAAATTAAGCGGATTGAGGAAGTTGTTGTTAAAACATTATGTAGTAAAATAGAAACTGAATTAAACACAAAGTTTAATAATTATTTTAAAGGCGTTAAGCTCCTTATGGTTTCATTAACTACTTTATTTCTTGCCTTTGTAGGATTATCATTGACTAATATGGTTAGTTTGTCATCTTTTAAAGGTGACGTTCAATCAATTATTGTTGACTTAAAAAATCAGGATCAAAAAAATAGCGATAATATAAAGAGCATAAAAGTTGAAATTGCATTACCCGTTCAACTAGCATTAGCAAAGGCCAATATGGTTGAAGCACTGCAAACAAAAGATATGGCATCCTATTATAAGTACAGCGAAATAGTTACTCAGTTGCAAATTGATATTCTTAAATTTAAATATCCTGATGACGAAAAAACAAGAGGTACTAAATGAAAGCCAGTCCCTTCATATCGAACCCTAATTTAGATTGTTACGAAGCCTTTTTAAACAATCTAAGGCTTACTATTAATCAAAATCAATTTGATGCTCTTATTTTGCTTTGTATCGAAATAGGCACCAACACTTTTGAAAAATCTGAGTTATTCAAGGCAATAAATGATCATAGACAAAAACGAATCATCAAAAAGGAGTTTAAGAAATTAAGTGGCCAGGTGAGTGAAAACGGACATTTCTGTATTGATTTGATGCTTGCTGAAAAGATAAAAGGATTAATCGAACTTTATTTTAAACCGATATGAAACTACTTATTAAACTAATCGCATTTAAAGATACCTATACAATAGGCCATCTTTACATTGATCATGAAAATGGTAATATTCAGTACTTTGCGGATACTTTAGGAGATAAATACCGCGATTTATCTGTCGAACCCAAGGTGCCTAAATTAACTCATATTCCTTGCGGAACTTATAAGGTACATTTATTTTTCTCACCTAAACATCAGTTTTTAGTACCATTGCTTCAGGACGTGCCTCAATTCAGTATGATCGAAATACACCCCGGCAACATCCCGGAGGATACGGACGGATGTATCCTGATCGGCAAAAATACAATCAAAGGACAACTAACGAGTTCAAAAAATACTTTTAAATGTCTCATGGATTGTCTTCAGGATTCAGGGCAAAAAGAATGGTTATTAACTATTGAGAAAGGATAAAACTATGAAAAACTTCAAACCAACTTTAAGCATGCTACAATGGATTCTCATCCTTAGCCTGGCACTATATATTATTTTTTTGAAACAATGTAGAAAATGCCCACCGACCCAAACCATAACAGTAACTAAAATACTTCCCAGTGATACGGTTTATAAAGAACTTAAGGTTAAATTTCCCGTACCAATTCTATCAATAAGATACGATACAGTTTGGAAAACAAAGAAAATAGATACCCTGGCAATCTTAAAAGATTATTTCTGTGTTAAATTTATGCGAGATTCAATTAAAGGCGATGAAATAAAGGGCACAATCGAAGATTCAATTTATCAGAATAATATTAAATGGAGAAAGGTATTTGCGTTAAATACTCGCAAAACAACAATTAACACAACGATTGTCAACAACTGGAAAAACTCTGTTTATGTTGGTTTTTCAGGATACTTTGGAACGGTCCAGGGGTTGGGATTATCTGGTCAATATGTGACTAAAAATTGGTCTGCCGGTGGTGGCTATGACTTTATTAACAGGCAGATACGAGGTGACTTTGAATTAAATTTAAGATATATTTTTTCTCGAAAATAGGTAGTAGTGTTTTTTCTCATAAATTAGGTAGTTAGTTTGGCCGGTCGCTGTGAAGCAAACCGGCTTTTTCGTTAAAGGTGATTTAAATCATCTCTAAAGGGTGACGAAAATCATCGAAAAAAGGTAAAAATAATTGCCTAAATATTTGCACAGGTAATTTAAAATACCTATCTTTATATCATATATATAATAAAAACAATTTAATACTTAAAGTCATGAAAAAATACACAATTTACGAGGTCGAAACTGGTGCAATTCAAAGAGGTAGAATTTCTTTTACGTTTGACGGTTTCCAAATTTTTAACACATTAAAATTTTGTGAAGCAAAAAAACAAAATAAAGATAATAGGTTTATTGTACCTGTTGTTTTTAAACACAATGATTCTATTATTGAAGAAGCTCCTGAAAACGCAATTTGCATAAATGGGTATCTTGAAAACGGTAATTGGGTTTCTGAGATAGTTGTTTTAACTGATGAACAAAAAATTAAGTTAGAACAACTTGCAACCGAATACTTTAAAAAGTCAATTTCTTTTACCGCAGCAGATTTAGTAAGACAAATTTTATGAAAACAACAACAGTAATAAGCGCAACTTTCGGTAAGGGCACAGTAGTAAGTGAAGACTTAAAAGCAAAGACTATAACCGTAGATTTTAACGGCATTATCAAGACTTTAGTTACTCGCTTTGCAAACTTAACTAACGAAGATGGTTTGGCTTTTGAAGGTCAAAAAGTAAAGAAAGTTACTTCAAAAAAGACTGATTATTCAAAATTAACAGACGAAGAATTAACCAATCTTTACAACGAAGAAAAAGCAAAATTTACAGGTGCTTTGATAAGCGCAAATAACGATGCAAAAGAAGATCATTTAAAAGGAATTGGACACATATCTAAATAAATAACTATGAAAGCAATAATTTATTTAAACCAAGTAGCAATTAATGAATTTGATAATTTGGAAGATGCTTATTCTTTCACACTCGCCAACGAATGCACTTCAATTGAAGTGATAGGACAAGGGATTTATACTATCGAAGAATTTCAAACTGCTTATTCAAATAATGAATTTTAAAATGAGTAAATCACAAACAAGATCAATCATAGCTTATTATCTAACTGCTATTGTAAAAGAAAAAAATCTATCTCTTTACCAGTTAGAAAAATTAACCGGATTACCGGGCCATCAGATCAAACCTGTTTTAGCCGGTGAAAAAAGCTATAATGTTGATACACTTGACAAAGTTTTAAACGCTCTTGAAATTGAAATCGGTCTTAACAACAAAGCCGGTCAAAAGTGAACCGGCTTTTAGATTTTATCCATTCGTTTAATTTTAAGTTAGGCAGGTATTACCCATTAGCCGCATGTTTAATTCCTTTCTTTTTAGTTTATACTAAGTTTAATTATCTGCTAAAAATAAAATAATAAAGTTCAAAGTTAATAAATATTTTTGGATTTATTTTAATAATTATTAAAATTTTGTTTATATTTGTGGGAACTAAAAATCATAAATTATGAAACAAGAATTTGAAATGAGTGAAGAAGAAATGCAAGCAATACTTGACATTTCAAGAGATAACACGCCTGTTATATTTGTTGGTGTTTGGCTTGGTTTAGACAAGCAAGAAAGAGCTAATAAACTATGGCAAATAATGGCTGATAAATACGGCTTTGTGTGGGATTCCGTAGAACCCTCGGCTAAAGGAATGAGATATTTTTTGGCAACCCCTAAACCAATAGTTCCGCCTAAAACCCAAGAGGAAATTGAAATGGAAAAATACGATACAATTGGCAAAATTGTTAAACAATTGGAATACTGTGAATATAAAACAGAAGATGGGCTTCATTCATTAAAAGATAATATCGCTTTTAAGGCTTTAAAAAAGATGTCATGAACAATCTCAAGAAAATCTTCAAAAAAAAGGGCATAACTCAAAAATGGCTTTCTGAACAATTAAACGTAACCACTGTAACAATAAACAACTGGTGTCAGAATAAAATACAGCCCAGCCTTGAAACCCTCGAAAAGATAGCCAAAATATTGAACATAAACAAAAAGGAACTAATATGAACGATGATATAATTTTAGAATCTGGTAAAATATATTATTTAGATTATGGATCAAATACTCAGATAATTGGTAGGTATGAAAGAAGCAATGTAACTAATCATTATTTTTATGATTTACTGCATTATTGGAATGGATACGAAACCTTCAAACATAATAATGAATATTGTGTTAAATCTGGCATCGAGAACATAAGAAGAGCTACTAAAGCCGAAAAGCATTCTTTAATAAGATTTGAAATTGAATTTGAATGTATTTAATCGCTTCTAAATAAAATAAGTAAAATGAAAAGGATAAATCATAAAGCGAGGTTATGTGCATTAAAATATCTTTGGTCATGGGCAAGGGAAGGCAGTTGCAAAGACAGTGATTTTATTATAGATAGAGAAGATTATACTGAAGTTTCCGATGATGATTTATCTTATGAAATGAAACGAATTGAAAGACAACTTTATAAAGAAATAAATAAAACACATTTAATTGTAAGTTAATCAATTTAAAATAAAGATATGGGTTACTACGGTCTAATAAAAGAAACAAGTCGTATCAAAAGAAATGATACAATTGAAGATTTGCACAGAGTAACGCAATGGAGATATTCTAAAGGATTAAGTTATATTTCTCCAAAAAGTCAATCGGTAAGAAGTTTGGAAAATGCAGTCGCTTTATCTTTAAAAGACATTGATTTAAATAATTTGCCTGAATTAATTAGAGGTAAATCATTTTATATTAGTATTTTACCTGAAATTTTGCTCCCTAACAAGCCAAAAAATAAATTATAAAAAGATGGAAGAAATAAAAAATGACAAAAGTGCAATAGATCATAATCTTATTGTAGCTGATAAAAAAATCAGGATAGCAAAAAGATGGGATATTAAAATAAGAATGATAGATAATGAATCTGTTGTTATGGAACCTTTCGACATTCCTTTCCAAAATGCTATTAATAATTTATTAAATGACAGGCAACGATTAGCTAAAAATTATTTTGATACATTGGACCAGGAAATTAAGAAGTCGATTTTAGAGACATTTGTTTATAATACTGAACAAATCAGACTTTTACTTGGTTTTTAATCCCTCTCCCGACGAAAACAAAAATTTAGGAAAATATGGATGAAATTGAATATGAAATTTGGAAAGAATTTGAAACTTTATCAAATTATGATGTTGATACTATTCATAATAATGTGGAAATTCATGAACATTTTGGATTGCCTTATCATGATAGATTGAATAAAGTAACTGAAAGTGGATATTCTTTACTTGATAAGGGATTTCTATCTGTTGATAGGAAAATTGATAATTTACTAAATCAATCGTCGATAAATTGGAATGAAATTAAAAAATTATACCCAGAAGCGCCTTATAAATCAATTGATCCGTGGCAAATTGATTGGATTGAAAAAAGAAAAATGCTACATAAAATATTTTTTGATGAAAAAAAGGCTATAGATTATTTTATATCAAGAAGATGGCCAAATGGTATAATATGTCCAAAATGTGGATGTCCAAACATACGAGATGTTTCAGATCAATGGAATATGCATAATGAAAATTATAATATGTTTTATTGTCTTTTTTGCCATAAAACTTTTAGTCCAACAGTTGGGACAATATTGCAAAATACGAAAATTACTTATATAAAATGGTTAAGTGCGGTATATTTATTAACTTCCGCTCATTCTAATACAATAAATGCTTCTGCTTTTGGCAGAGCGTTAAATATTACACATCATTCTTCATATTATATTTTTCAAAAAATTAAAAAAAATGTAGGGAATGAATTCTTATTTAGAATAAACAAAGGTTTATTTATTAATACTTAAAATTAATTAAAATGATAACAAAAGAACAATTAATAGAATTTGGGATGAAAGAATTATCTCAAGAAGAAGGTGGTTTTTATTTTCCTATGAAAAAAGTAATTTCAGTACCAAATGAAGAAAATGAGGATAATGATGAATTTGGGGATATTTCTATATGTGTATCAATGGCATATAATAGCTCCAAGATTGTATTGTCTTTACCTGATGGTTCGGTTATAAATGTTTTTGTAGAAACTATTGAAGAATTGAAAGCATTTGAAAAATGTATTGCTGGGTGGGAGCCCAATTACTAATTTATAATACTAAAATGGATGATCAAACTAGAGATTATTTAGTAGAAATGACAGTAAAAACACTTGGCATTTCAAGAAATCAAGCTAAATTAAGACTTGAGGCATTTTTAAAAAGTGGAGTTTTGGCAAAATGGAAGAATCCTGATCCAGATGAAACTATGTTTCATATAATAACAGACATAGCAATGCAAATACCACAATTAGGTGTTGAATAAAAGTATAGTTAATTCTTTCACAATAGTTTCACGATTTAAAATCGGAAAACAATAAACCTCAATAGCAATAAGTCATTCATATAAAGAGGACTACAGCCTTCTAAGCGTGATGCTAAAAAAATAATTCAAAATAAATTTGCTTTTTTGTAACAAATAATTTACATTTACGTAAAATTAACCAATGAATAGAATAGACGAAATATTGCAAAATAAAGGCATCATGAAAAGCTGGTTAGCTGACAAACTTAAAATTAGCCATACCTTAATGAGTTTTTACTGCAATAATACTCGTCAACCAAGTGAAGAAAGACTTAAAGAAATAGCATTAATACTTGGTGTGCCTTATAAAGATTTGTTAAACTAAATCTAAAAGTCATGAACACTGAACTTAAAATCCCGCTTGAAAATACCGCATTAAGGTATTACTGTCATAACTATGTTGATGCTGACTTATCCAAGCTACCAGATTGGCAGAAGGATTTAGCCAGAAAACGTGTTAGGGAGCTTGCTAAGGCTGATTTATCCTTAGAGGACAACATCGAGTTTATAAACTTTTGCATTGCTTACCACGAATCAAAATGTCAGCATCTTGCTGCATATACTGAACAATTGCTTAATCAATTAAAATAGATGCTATGAAGCGTACTAAACTCAGAAGTCTTTGCGGGAAGGTAGATAAAAATCGTGAAAAATATTTATCCTCAATAGATTCGTTAGTTTCCGAACTTGAAAAAATAAGCGGTTTAGAGTTAAGTAGCAATGATTTTCCCGGAGATGGATTAGGGATAGGATTAAAAGGCGCCGACAGATATATATCTATAAGTGAAGCATTAGAAAGAATAGAATCAACAGGAACATTAACCGAAAGTGATTTTGACGAAACTTATTTATAATCAATTAAAATAAAGAAATGAATCAATTTAAATTACTGGATTTATATTGCTGCGCCGGTGGAGCCGCTAAAGGATATTCACTTGCAGGATTCCAGGTTGTCGGTATAGATAAAAAATATCAAAAACATTACCCTTTCGAATTTATACAAGCCGACGCCCTGGAATATCTTGAAAATAATTGGCAAAATTATGATGCCTTTCACGCTTCACCTCCTTGTCAGAAATACAGTAATGGAGCAAAACAAATGAAAACAACCAATAATCATCCTGATTTAATAAAACCAACACATGATATACTTTTAAAAACCGGCAAGCCTTATGTTATTGAAAATATAATGCCTGCCAAAACAGAACTTATTAATCCTTTTATGTTATGCGGAACTATGTTTGGATTAGGGGTTTTTAGGCATAGATTATTCGAGACGAACTTTCAGGTTTTATTGCCAGATCATTCCAGGCATAATGGTAAAATAGGAGATGGTAAATACAATACAGTAACAGGGCATGCTGGTGGAAGTTCAAAAAGAGACGGCTTTAAAAATGGCGGAACTGATGCCTGGAAAATATCAATGGGTATTGATTGGATGACAGGCGAAGAATTAAAAGAAGCAATTCCACCCGCTTATACAGAATTTATAGGTAAACAATTAATCGATTTTTTAAAATCTAAACAGTCATGAAAACACTAACAAAAGATTCAAAGTTTATGTCCCTTGAAAAGTACAGAGCAATATCAAAGTCATTAACCAAGGCTTCTGAGTGCTTTTTAAAGGCAAGAAAAATGTTCGCTTTAATAATTCTATTGTTCATTGTAGTTTCTCTAAATGCCCAATCCTTTGAGAAAATAAACGGATTAGGGAAAAGCTACCTGTTTGTTGTAAAAACTTTAGTTACATCCCAAGGGCAAGACCAACTGCAAGAAGTTAAGTTTAATAATACTCTGCCAATGGCTAACTATTTCTCTCCTGAATTTGGATTAGTCGGTTATGTCTTTAATAAAAATAAGGACAAATGCATTAAAATGGTTCTCCCTTTAGAATCGGTACATATGTTTGACTTCTCAGGGTTTAAATCTTATGAAGGCAAACTCTTATACAACGGGACTTTTACAAGGGTTATAATTGTTGAAAATTTAAAATAGAAATAAGATGGAAGGGAAATATACAAGAGGTAATTGGAGTATCAGGCAATATGGAATGTCATTATTAATCGAAACAGACGAGACGTTAATTGCCAGTCTTGAAAGGTGGACTAATGGTAAGGATCAAGAGGCTAACGCCAAACTTATCGCAGCCGCTCCTGAACTTTTAGAAGCTTGTTATGCATTTGTAAATGCGCGCGTCTCTAAAACAATGGGATATTATAGCGAAGAGCAAATTGATGCTATTGATAAAATGAAATTAGCAATTAAAAAAGCCACCGAATAATTAATTTAATACATAAGTAAGATGGAAAAATTAGGACAAGAACCTGCATTTCATTCTGAATTTGATGGAACTGAAAAGGATTTTACCGGGATGCCATGTTTAGTGCATCGTAAATATTACGGCATTTCGAAACGCTTCTATGCTGCCTGTTCTGCAATGCAAGGATTATTATCTCATATCGAAGGGTATGAAAAGGCAAATGGTATAGAACTTTTAATTGCAGATGCCTATGAATTTGCCGATGAACTTTTAAAACAAGAAAATGCCTAAACATTATTGTCCCATATGCTCTGCCCCATTACCCGTAATAGGCCAATGGGTAAAATGTGAACCTTGCGGATATGCAGAACCAATTAAACATTTTAAAGGCACAAAGGAACAATCAGTATCAAACTTCCAGCACAAAAGAGAAAGAGCGAATGTGTGGGGAGGGAGAAAAAGAATTGCAGATTAATTTAAAACTTAAAAACATAAAATTATGAACAAAGGGTTATTAACAGCAGCTTTAGGATTAGCAGCATTATCAATGCCAATGCCACAAGTTCACGCAAGTGGATATTTTAACAATACCCCATATTTCCCTGGTACTCATGAAAACCGCAAACGCAAACATAATAAACTACATAAAAGTAGAATCTTGCGGAGAAAGCACAGGAAAGCAGCTTAGTACTAACCAAAACCAACATTTTGAAACTATTAAAATTATGTTTGATTTTTTCAATAATCGTTATATGTATTCTTCTGCATCAGTTATATGAGGAGAAACATAAATCAGTAAAAATAAAAACAATACCAATTGATCAATTGAAATTAGAACACGATAGGGGATTACGGGAAGGCTTTAAAATAGGACAAAAGTATTTCTGTAACCCGGAACCAAACGACAAACAAATTGACAGTATTTTAATGATAAAAAAATAAGACTATGTGGACAAATTTATTAATCTGGATTTTAATAATCATACTGATTATAGCTATAATCCTAGGAATAGGCTGGTTTATTCACACAATCGAAAAGAACTATCCTGAACCGAAAACACCCGAACGTGAAACCCATTCTATTTATGAAGAAACTTTAAAAGATTTAAGCGATTGCGGAAAATGAGAGACCTACCAATAAATAACATACTCCTCCCCTTCGAGCACGAACCATCCGACGAAGAATCTCATCATTGCGGCTCCCCAATGGATCACAAAGAGGATTGGGATACTGGGGAAGAATATTTAGAATGTAGACATTGTAATTATAACACATTAAAAACTGAATAATGGAGAAATGCATAATTAAAACTTGTGTAAAAAAAGAAACCCAAAAAGGGACTTATTACACTATCGAACTTTCCGATGATAGAAAGGGGTTAAGTTCAGACGATTTAACCGGGAAAATTGGACAAGAAACTGAACTCGAAGTAAAGCAAGGTAAAGAATATCAGGGCGTAATGCAATATTATTTCAACCTGCCAAAAGCAGATAAACCGGCAAATGGGAAATTTCCTGCTAAGGATTGGACTTATGAAAAAAGACGTTATGCTCTTGAGAATGCTGTTAATTTTTGCAGAGACAGAAAAGAATTAACCTCAGCAAATACAATTGATCTAGCAAATAAGTTTTTTGAATTTCTTAATACGAAATAATCATGGTAAACGAAAATATTGATTTTATAATCGATAGACAGCCATTAATTAACTGGCAAAAATGGTTAAACCAATGGATGCATACTTATAAAACCATTGAGATAATTAACTCGACAGTCCATGAGAATGGAGAAGTAACTATAATCTTAAAACGAATCAAATGATAAAGTTTATCGATGAACTAGCGAATAAGATTACGATTCCAGATCAACACTTCTACGAATCGACGAAGAACCCGGGAAAATGGTTGCCTTCAGTTACTACTTTTCTTGAGGCTTATCCTAAGGGTATAGCTTATATAATGTGGCTTAAACAAGTAGGCATGAATGCAAGCCAAATACTTAACGAAGCGGCTGAAATAGGTTCAAATATCCATGCTGCAATTGACCAATACGTAAAATCAGGATCATTAAGTTATTTAAGTAAAACCGGCCAAGAGCTTTTTAAGTGGGAGGAATGGGAGTTAATCTGCAAAGCGATGGAATTTTTCACCATTTATAAACCAGAAATAATTGTTCATGAATTTTCATTCGCTTCTGATGAACTTGGTTATGGTGGCACTATTGATATGATTTGCAAAATCAATGGTGAAATATGGCTTATAGACTACAAATCCGGTAATGGAATATATGAAAGTCACTACCTGCAAATTGCCGCTTATAAGAAAGCCTGGGAACTTTTAAACCCGCAATATCCAATTCAACATTCAGGGTTACTTCATTTAAAGGCAGCCACAAGAAAAGAAATTGAAGGGCAAATTCAAGGTAAGGGATGGAAAGTTGAGCAACCGGAAAACTCTTTTGAAAATGACTTTGAATATTTCCAGTACTGTCAGAAACTTTGGCATCGGGCAAACCCAAAAGTCGCCCCAAAGATTCTTGAATATCCTTTGAGTTTTACAAAACAGGAAGAACTAATTCTTAAGTAAACTAAAAATAAAACAATGAAAGAATTAAATGGAATATCAGCATCCGACAGTGTTAAAATCGACAAGGAATTAATACGCATAAAAACTTTGATTGACGAAGCAGACAACTATTATTTTGCAGAAAAGCCGAAAGAAAAACTTGAAATATTAAAAGCAGATATTGACGATATTTTTTCAAATATAATGAGAATATTAGAATGACCTATTGTCTCGACCTAAATTTTAAAATTGTCCCATTTACCGGACAAAACTCACTCAAAACAGGTTCTTATTCTGATTGCCTAAAGTGAAAAATAACTAAAAACAAAATTATGAAATATTTAAAAATTAAAAACGATGGCCTTTTAGATTCACGTCTCATATATCTAATGGGCGGAACAACTAAGGCCAATGATCATTACAAAATAGGTCAATTTGGCACCGGTATAAAATACGTGCTCGCATGGCTTTTGAGAAATAATATTTTTTTCAAAATATTCATAGGCGGAAAAGAACTTGTTATTTCTACGAAAACCGAAATCATTAGGGATACGGAATTTAATGTAATTTACATCAATAATGAACGGACAAGTATAACCACAAATATGGGGTTGAATTGGAAAGCATGGATGATTATTCGTGAAATTTGGTGTAATGCATTGGACGAAGAAAACGGGTCATATTGCGAAACTGAAGAAGTTCTGCCAGAGGAAAATAGCACTGAGTTTTATATTCAATTAACTGGTGAAATAAAAGATGTTTTTGATAATTGGACAAAGTATTTTATTTCTCAACAACCACTACAGAATGAAAGAGATTTCGCTATTTATCATGGTGGCGAAACCTTGAGGCTTTATAAAAATGGCATTCTTATAAAGGAAATCGAAAACTACAAAACAGTTTTCGCTTATGATATTAAGAATGCAAACATAAACGAACTCAGGGAATTCAATGGCACTGCGTCAAACGAGATTGTAAGGATATTCCCTTTTTTAAACAAGGCATGTATTGATATCTTACTTAACAACATAAAGGGATGTTATGAAGAAACAATGAACTACGATTGGTACGGAATCCCTGCCTACGGAGACCAATGGAAAGAAGCTATCGGCGCGGCTAAATTCATTGATTACGATTCTTATGATAAATTAATTGTCAGACAGCCGAAATTAGCAGAAGAACCAATTATTCAGGTGCCTAAAGGATTATTCAAAGAACTTATTAAACACTTCCCGTCAGTTTCAATACTCCGTGTATCCGACAAGGTAAATACTTTTTATGAAACTTCGTCCTATTTATTCAACGAAAAGATTCAAATCTGCATTAAAATACTCGAATCATGTAATTATTTTCTTGACAAAGATCTGAAGATAATTACAGGAATGTTTGGTAATTCGTTAACTCAAGGGTCAATTAATTTTGATTCAAAGGAAATACGTTTATCTGAGGATTTAGAACACTTATCCGACATTGAATTAATATATGTTCTAATTGAAGAAAACGAACATTACCGGACTTCATTTGACGATTGTTCCCGTGAATTTCAAACCCATTTTCTTAAACTGTATACAAACATGCTTTTAAAACAGGCAAAAGAAAATATTTCACAAAATTGATTATGAATCCTAACCCCTTCTCTTATCCATCCCGAAAAACCGTAAAAGCAATTCAGGAATGGAAAATAAAAAACGCCCTGAAGGGGTTGATACAAGTAAAGTAATTTTAAAATTGATAAAATGACAACATTTGAATACGGAGTAATGAGTTCAAAATATTCATGTGAAGCTGAAAATAAATTAACGGCTTATGTTGCTATGTGCTTGCATTACGATAGGAATAATCACATGATTGCTATTTATGCGCCTGAGGAATGTAAAAAAGATAGTTGGCTTAATCCATTTGGCCAAGTATCTAAAAGACTAGATGAAGTATTCGGAGGCGAAGGGGCTTTTGATAAATATGTTGATTCACATATCGAAGAAATTAGGACTTGTTATAAATCTATTAAACAATTGTGTTAATGGACTTTCTAGCTAAGATAACCGGACAAAATCATTTTGAGCCATTAGGCGCGGAGGCATTTAAAAAGTCTCTTAAATTAAAACCTGATGATTATATCCGACTTGAAACCTGGAAAGAAAGAAATATTCAATTTCATCGCAAATATTTTGCCTTTTTAAACACCATAATCTATTTTTTGCCAGAGGATGAGAAATACGATCGCTTTAGAAATATCGATTACCTACGTGAAGAATTAATGATAATGATCGGGTCTGTGGACATTCATATCACCATGGACGGCGAGCAAATTTTAAGGCCAAAATCGATAAGTTTTAAATCGATGGACAATGAAGCTTTTGAAAAAGTCTATTCGCTTTCGATTGATGCGGCCTTGAAATACTTCTTGCATCATCTTAATAAAGAGGATTTTGAACGACAAATATTAAGTTTTATTTAAAAATAGAAAGTATGAATAACGGAGAATTTTCATCTGAAATTATCGCATTTACAGCCCAAAATAGTAATTATCAAGTTGATAGAAGTTATATTTCTTTAAGTCATATTTATATCAAATAGTTGAAAAATTAAATTGGGTTATTAAAAATCTAAAATGATTTGTACAAATACGATTGAAGTATATGGAACAGATAACCATCTAAAATAAACAGTATGTCAAAAGAAAGAATTGAATTAAACAAATCAGAAAAAGAATTACTTGAATTTTCGGCTGGTGACTTAATTCCAGAATTAGCTAAAAATCCAAATCTACAACATGTAAGAATGTCTGCATTTGACTATTACAATCCACAGACAAAAGAATATTATCAAGTTCATGTTTTAGTCACGCGGGACGAAAGCGACTTTCTGGAGTTTTTACAGACTGAAGAGATGTCAGCATATGGGAAAAAAATAGTTTAATTATTGACTTTTAGATTTTTCCCTCTTTACCTGAGAAGGGCTAAGAGGTTTTACTAACTTAAAAATGGAATTATGAAAACACCTTACAAATGTCCTTATCAACACAAAAAAAGTTGTGATAAAGTTGATCCAAACGGATGGCTTTATATGGTTTGTGAAGAATGCGAACATTACGAAAATGGAGTGCGTGAAACCGGATCATTTTTATCATTTTCCTGGTTTAAAAAGAAACGTAACTAATTGACTAACTTAAAAATGGAATTATGAAAAAGATTGTAAAAGCTTGGATTTGGATTTTATATGCCATTTCATTCCTTGTAACTCCTATTGTGATTATTTGGCAAATGGCTAATGAGCACGCTAATGAAATCGGGAATTATATTGATAAAGATTGAACTAACTAACTGATTTATTAATATTTTTTGAAATGAAAGAGATGTATGGCATTATCCTATACTGAACAATTACAGGACCAACGATGGATGGATAGATAAATCTGATAAAATAAAGGAAAGAGATAATAATACCTGTCAGATTTGCGGAACGAAAGAGCATTATGTTTACGTACATCATATTTGTTATTTACCTGATACGCTTGCATGGGAATATGACGATGAACTTTTACAAACAGTATGCAGAAAACACCATGAACAACTAACTTATGACATGCCTAAAGTTGCAGGAATTATAGCATTTCAGGCATTA